ATGATTTTTGATTCTTCTTTGCCAAATGTTTACGTACCCAGTGGAGTTTATGTTAATGGTTCATTTGTTGCTAATGAACAAGATAAATATATATTTGATTTTGATAATGGCCGCTTTATCGGTAGTGGTTTATATAGCGGTAGTGCGGTTACTGGATCTTTCACAGTAAAAGACATGAATGTCTACTATACAAATGACACAGAAGAGAATGTCGTCATAAATGTTCAAGAAAAAATAAATCAAAGCGTATCAAATATTCATACGGATTATTACCAACCATATGAGCAAAAAATTCCTGCAATATATTTGGCGAACGATTCAATGGAAAATTTACCATTTGCTTTCGGCGGAATGAATGAAACTGTAACAAAGGCAAGAGCAACGGTGATAGTAAATAATAGTTACGAATTAGATACAGTTCTTTCTATTTTTGCCGATTCTTATAACGAAGTAATTCCACTAGTCAACTATGACTCCCATCCATTTAATGAATATGGAGGATTGAAAACTGGATACTATTCATACGAAGATTTAAAAAATCAATACCCTAAAGAGATTTTTGTTAATAAAGTTACTTCCTCAAAATTATCCGATAAATTAAAACAAAATCTTCTTAAAGATTTGTATATTGGATTTATTGATTTTGATCTTTCTATTTATCGTTATAGATCTTAATAATTTTTCACATGGATAACTGACTACTGTAAAACACTACAATTAAACTTTTTTATTTTATGGGAAGAAATCGCGTAATTTATCAATCAGAAGCTTTGTATGTCAGTAAGAACATTGATTCTACTGGTTCTGGAGAACATGCTCAATTAAGAAGAGTTCAAAGTGCAAACTATAATTTTAGTATTGAACGTCAAGACGTAAACCAATTTGGTCAATTAGCTCGTATTGACGCATTGGTTTTGACATCTCCCACTGTAACATTAGATTTTTCATATTATCCAACTGACGGTTATAATGAAAAAACTTTGGGTTTTTATGTTCGAAACGATGTCTATGGAACTGCAACAGATGGAAACTTTGCATCTGGTCAAATGGGAAACTCAAGCGGACAAAACTTCTATATCGTAACTGCGGGCGAGGGAAGTGATTTAAATACTTTGGGAACTGGAGAAAATGTTTTAGGTGGTAAAACTGCTATTGCAATTGGAAATGCATTTTTAAGTAACTATACTTTTGATGCCAGCGTTGGAAATCTTCCAACTGTGAGTGTTACAGTTGAAGGCTTAAACATTAAATCTTCTACTATTACTGGAACAACTGGTGTTGGAGCAGGAGCAGCAACTGGAAACTTTGTTGATTCACCAAGTATTCTACCAGTTTCTGGAACCGAGCTTAATAAAACTGGAAAATTGCCAAGTCCTACGGAAGGTACTGGAGATAATGGAAATACATTTATTACTGCTTTACGCCCTGGAGATGTTACGCTTTCTTGGAGTTCTTATACAGGAACGGGTGGTACTCCAATCGCATCTGTTGCTGGAGACAGCTCAATTAATATTCAAAGCGCCTCTTTGCAGCTTCCATTAAGTCGTACTCCAATTGAAAGATTGGGTTCAAAATTTGCATTTGCTCGCGTGGTAGATTTTCCAATCGTCGCAACATTAAATGTCAGTGCAATTGTAAATGAAACTGAATCGAGAAGCTTGGCAAAAATGTTAGATGATAATTCAAAAAGAGATATCACTTTAACAATTAAGAAGCCAGGTGGCGAAGGATCTAATGCAATGATATTCACATTGAAAGGCTCTCAATTACAAAGTGAATCTTTCTCCTCCAGCATTGGAGCAAATAAAACAGTAGATCTTGTGTTCCAAACACAAATTGGTGGACCTTCAGATACAAATAATGGTATCTATTTGTCTGGATCTTATACCACTGGTGCAGGTGGTTATCCCGCAGGAAACTGGGGTTACTAATAAATTTAGCATTCGTAAAAAAAACCCGCCTCGAAAGGGGCGGGTTTTTTATTTTCGTGTAAGAACATTAAAGGATTAAGGAATGGCGGACGAAATCAGAATACCAGTATCAGCGGATACAAGTCGCATGGAAGCAGATATTTCCAATGCGGCTCGTAGAGCGCAGGTAACTATAGTTCCAACTATAAACGCACGCGGTTTAGATTCTATTAGTCGCCCACTTGGTAAAATTACTGGACAAGCAGATGAGTTCACAAAATCAATGGAGGCCGCGAACGCTCGCGTTCTCGCATTCGGAGCTTCCGTTGGAGTATTAAATGCAGTCGCCAAAGCTTTCGAATCAATCGTTGTTTCTAGTATTGATGTAGAAAGAACGCTTACAGAAATAGCTGTAACTTCTGGAGAGACGGCAAAAAATATGGAATCTCTTGGGCGAGGGATTTTCAATGTCGCAAAATTAACTGGAACATCATTTAAAGATGCCGCAAATGCAGCATTAGAATTTTCTCGTCAAGGTGCTGGAATGGAAGAGTCTCTGAAAAGGGCTCAAGCGGCACTTGTTTTAACCAGAACAACTGGTTTAGATGCCGCTGAATCTGTAAGAGGTTTAACTGCAGCAGTTAGTTCTTTTAATGATGTTGGACTTGATTACGAAAAGGTAGTAAATAAATTAGCTGCCGTCGATACAAAATTTGCAGTAAGTTCAAAAGATTTAATTGAAGGTATAACTCGTTCGGCTTCGGTAGCTCAAGAAGCTGGAGTTTCTTTTGATGAATTAACCGCATTAATCACAACACTTCAAGAAAAAACAGCTAGAGGTGGAGCCGTTATCGGTAACGCCTTAAAAACAATTTTCACAAGAGTACAAGGCAGAGAAAATCTTGATCTTTTAAAAAGTTTAGGAATAGCAGTTAATGATGTAGAGGGAAATTTACTTCCCGCTACAACTATTATTAGAAAATTAGCTTCTGAGATACAATACCTTGATGACGCCACCAGAAAAAGTGTTTTAATTAAAATCGGCGGCGGTTTTCAAATTGATAAATTATCTGCTGTTTTAAAAGATGTCGCTGATGCAAATGGAGTTTTTGCTAGATCTTTATCTGAATCTCAAACAGCAACAAATCAAGCATTTGGAAAAGTCGAGCAGTTGGGCCGAACAACTTCGGCAACTTTTGATAGATTAGTTTTGTCCAGTTCTGAATTGGCGAGCAATATTGGTAAGATTGGTCTTTCTGGTAATTTAAAAAATATTTTAGGTGCTTTAGATTCTGCCGTAGGTTCAATTAATAAAGCCTTAACTGGTGGCGACGAAGGAGAAACGATAGGAAACAAACTTGCTCAAGGTATCGTAGCTGGAATTGGAAATGTCTTATCTGGTCCAGGTCTACTTTTGGCCGCAGGAGTCGGATTAAAACTTCTTACTAATTTCGGTAAATTTTTATCAGATAGTATTCAAACTCAGCTTGGAGTAAACAGCGCAAAAAAAGAACAAGCAACTTTAGAGAGAGACATCTTTGCAGCTTTGACAAAAAATCAAGATGTTCAAGCAACAATTCTTTCTTTAGAGGGAAACAAGGCTAAACAAGCAGAATATATTTTAGGCATATACAGAGAACAGGCCGCATTTTTAGAAAAAATGTCTTCCATAAGCAAGACAATTGCTCCTGTTTTGTATGAGGGTGGAATTCGTTCTTCTCCAGAAGGCGTTAAAGAAGTTAAGAAAGCTGCTGGTGGATATATGCCTATTGGTAGTGCAGTGATGCAGGAAAAGAAAAATGCTCCAGCAGGCTCAAGAATTATTGTTGATAATAATTTTCCGATGGGTGGTGGTAAGCGCGGAACGATGGTCTATAATAGCAATGAAAGAAGGATTCCAAATTTTGCTGGAACTGGTGGAGACGCAATCATTCCCAATTATCGCCCCAGATCCGCAGCAAGAGGATTTATTCCAAATTTCGCAAATCCAGCCCAAAATCAAACTGGTCTTCCAGAATTAGTATTAGATGCAGGAAAATATAGCATCGCTGGATTAACTATAGGCGGCGATCAAGATTTAATTAGAGCAAGATTTAAAAGAGAAAATTTAGAAAAAGCTGTAAAAAGCGACCCCACTCTTTTAAGTATTTTTCAAAAGTATGGAGCCTTTGGAGTTGATAATATTCCAGTCGGAAATGTTTATAGAAGAGAAAATGAAAATCTCAATGCTATAAAAGCAAAAGAAGAAGATATCAAAAATCTCTTCAAGGCAAGGGCGAACGCAACCTTATCTCCAAAAATTGGAGAATTTATAAAACAAGAGTTAGACTATTTGAAAATAAAGCCCACAGATGCAATGGATTATGCATTAAAAGAAGGGCAGAAATTTGATTTCATAAATGATCAAACTGCAGGTGGCTTTTTTGAAATAATGTTGAAAGCTGCAAACATGGATTTCTTGGATGACAATTGGGGGCAATTTACTGCTTCTGGTGGCTCCGATGAAAGAAGTTCTTTTGATATTTATGGATTAAAATCAAAGATCGCAAAAGAATACGGTCTGCCAGAAAAAGATTTTAATTACGTAGAAGTTAAAGCTACAAAAAAAGATTTAGTACAAGACTTAACGCGAAAAACAATTAATGAATTACTTAAAGGTGGAAATTTAAGAGAAAGATTTCTTGCTGATTATGGCGGCGCTAAATCTGCGGCTAGTGGATATATTCCTAATTTTTCCGCAGAAACAGCGGAATCTTTAGCTCGTTATCCAAGAATAAAATATAATTTAAAAAAATCATTAGCTTCAGATAAAAAGTTAATTCCTCTAGATTCAGTTAGCGTAAATCCCAATATTGAAAAAATAAAAATTCCTAAATTAAATGAAAATGAAAGTCCAATTGATTACGAAAATAGAATTTTGAAACAATTAAAAGAATCAAAAGATTATAAAGATAATTCTTCTTTAAAATATAAAGGATCTTCAGCTATAGATGGTTTTAAAATAGATGGATCTTCAGATGTGGATGGTGTTAAAAAAAATGGATCTTCTTTAAATTTTTTAGAGGTTAAAAGTGGAGGCTATTCAAATTCAAGTGTTGAAGATAAGTTTCGTAGAGCAATTTTTGAAAATTATGGAAGAGATAATGATTTAGGCAAATTGTTAACTACGGCTACTGATAACTTTCAAGTTAATGGTTTATTGGTCACTTCAGCAGCCTCTGGTTTCATTCCAAATTTCTCAGAACTAACTGGATCTGGAGCAGGAATGCTCTATTCCGATCCAGACTTTAATGAGCTTGGCGGTGGTCAAAGCGGAAAATTCTTAGCTCCAAAATCTGGACAAGGTTTTGGTCAAAAAATATTTTACAAACCTGGCGGGGAAAAGATTCAAAAAGAATACGATGTAAATAAAGCCATCAAAGATTTTGAAAATGCAAATCCAACTTTGTTTAAGAAAAATGCAATTTCATTTACAAACGTAGGAAAAACTTTAACCAAAAATGGATTGCTAGCTGGATTCGAAAGAGAAGTGGTAACCGATTCTGGCGTAGATGAATTTGCACAAGCTAATTTTAAAAATCAACAACTAAAAGCAAACTTTGCATACTTGTTATCCGAAGTAATGGCTCAGGCTGGAGTTAGGGGAGTCGTTTCAGAATATAAAAAAATATACGGACCTAATTCAATTGGCATTGACGATGTTTACGCGCAAAATTTCAAAGTCAATGATATCATGCAAAATTTCTTGCTTGAAAAAACAAACGAGTTTTTCTCTTCGAAAAAGAATATTACAGACAGGGAAGTAGACAATTACATATTTAAACAATTAGATAAAAGTCCACAAGTTGCAGCACTAAATGAATTGGTTGGAGGATTGGGCGGCAAACATACAATGTTTGATACTCAAGGCTATTTCAATCCAGCAAGTTCAGCTTTAAGAGGTTATATTCCTAATTTTGCAAAAACTTCTAACTTAAAAGGTTTTGGCACAAGATATGGAAGCAGTATCGGTTATGCTTTACAAGCAAATAGACCTTTGGAATCAACTCTAGATGAAATCAGAGGAACAGGATTCACTGGCACTGTGGTTGGAAGTTTTGATTCGCGAAGAAATCCAGTCTTAGATGAGAACGCAATTGTTGCTTCTATTTTAGGAAATAATACATTTTTTACTGAAGGCTCTGAACCCGATGCCGTAAAGAATTTAAAACGCTTTGTTCTAAGAGCTAGTTCACAAGGCGCTACTACAGGCGAAGTAAACGGAGGTTTTTTTGGAGCTTCAGTTTTAAATGTTCAGCCAAATGATATTTTAGAGGGAGATGTTGAAGGAAAATTTAAAAATCTGCAATACGGCAATTTAGGAAAACTATTTTCTAGATTTTGGAGAGCTAAAGGATTAAACGATGTTTGGGAAGAGGTCAAATTAGCAGCAATTGCTAAAGTTTATGAAAAAGAACAAATTTATCCGTCTTCCCTCCGTAAAGATAATCCAGATCTCTGGAAGATTACTTCAAGAGTTAGGGAAAATACATTAAAATTAAAAAATGCTGCAATTGAAGGCGTAAAAAAATATGATCCAGAATTAGTTGGATTCCAAGCTAAATTTACTTCTCAAGACGAAGAGCTAAGAGGCGTTCAGCTAGATGCGTCTGAATTGAATGAAAAAAATCTTAGCTATTTAATGCCATTCTCCTCTAAGGCATTTCCAAAGGGAGTTTCGAGCGTTGGACTTCGCAAGGCGGCAGAAAAGAAACAATTAGAAGAACAAGAAAAACAAAAACTCGCAAGGCGACAAATTCTTAAAACTTTCATAAGTCAAATAACACAAGGTGATTATAAAGCTTATTCAACTTGGAAAGGTTGGAATTATGGCAGAAGTGAAGAGTATAAAGCTCTGGTACAACAATTTAGTTCTTCTGGCGGCGTACCAACGGGACTTCAGCCTTGGATGTCGAGCGTCAAATATGATCCAGCTTCAAAAAGATTAAAAGCAGATTCAAATTTAAGAATTCCTAATTTTGCGAACCCCACTGAAGATTTTGATGGAGATGGAGTTGTCGGCGAAGGAGATGGAATAATTAAAAGATTAAAGGATTTTATAAAAACATCCGTAAAAAATCCTATTGTAGAACAGTTAGCGAATCAAGCAATTCAAAGTATTTTTGACATGCCAGAAGGGATTGATGCAATAGAAGTCATAAAAACCATAAAAGCTGCACTAGATGCTCCAAATCCCGAAAGAAATCTAAAAGGAGCAGCAAAAAAAAGATCGGAAAGAAGACAAGCTTATTTGCGAGAGCGTGAAAGAGGTTCTTCCAGTGCTTATTCTGGATATATTCCAAACTATGCAAGTGGAGCTTTGATGGATGCAATCTCAAGAGAAAAGATTGAATCGGGTCTTCCGCTTTCTGCAATTTCAGTAGTTAAAGACAATAGATTAATTAATAGGCAAAACCCAGACGGTTTAGCCGTTATAAATAAACGCGACGAACCGAACGGTAAGATTCCAAATTTTGCTGATGGTGATGGAATTTCACCAGAAAAGATTGAAATAATTTTTAAATCATTAGAGGAAAGATTCAATAAAATAGGCGAAGACTTAGCTCGTCCAATTGAAAATGCTGCAAGGATTTTGTCTACAACAACTAAAGATATTGAAGATAGATTACTTGCTAGAGTCGAAGGTTTACCAGCACCAAATCCACAAAATCAAAATAATGAAAGTAAAGCAGCGGAAGCTGATGCATCTGGAAAAGTAGTTGATGCTAAAAATGATGAAATAAAATCAATCCAACAATCAACATTTAATATATTTAAATGGCAAGCGGCATTATCATTTGTTTCTGGTGTATTAAGTAAATTTGGAGAAAGTACAAAAGTTGTTGGAGAAGCAATTAGTGGTTTAGGTACTGCAGTTTATTCACTACAAGAATCAAAAGATTTAATTGATAATATATTTAATGAAGGCAAAAGATTTGAAGAAACAAAAGCTGGTCAAGCATATGCTGCTGCAAGAGAAGCTGAAGCTGGTCCTTTGGAAAGCGTAGGAGCGGCTTTAAGGGAAAAAGGAGGTGTTGCAGCAATCGCTGGACAAGCTTTAAAGGTATTACCTTATGCTTTCTTAGCTTTTGAAGGATTAGACGCTGCAGATAAAATTTTTCAAGTTCTGAATGGAACGGTTTCAGAAACTGAAAAAGCAATGAGCGTGCTCGATGAAGCTACTCAAAAATATGGCGTAACTTTAAACAATCAACAGAAAAAAATTCTAGAATCTATTTCTGAATCTGGAAATGTTTCGGGGGCTGGATTTAGAGGTTTTTTTAATAGAAGCGGATTTTCTACTTTTTTTAGTAGTGAAGATGAAAAACAACTTACAGACGCTTTAGGAAAAACTGGATTGAGCAACAGTGGAAATAGGGATTTAACGCGAGCTTTGGGAAATCAATTAATTCCAATTATTCAACAAAAAATAAGAGAAGAAAAGGGGCCGAACTATATTGCAGGACCAGATGAAATCAAAGAAGGGGTTAATTTTACAATTGCTAATTTTGTTAGAGATATCGAAGAAGCTTCAAAAGAAATAAAAAAAAGAGTTCCACTTTCTCAACAGAAAGTTAGTATCGATAAACTTGAAAAACAATTTGGTATTAGGCCAGAAAATACTGCTGAATTTCTTGCGTTCCAACAAAAAACTTCACCGAAGGAAGCTTTTAATTTTAGATTGCAAAATGTAAAAGAAAAAATAGCATTTTTAGAGAGGAGATTAAGTGGTGATGACAAAGGTTTTGGAGCAATTAAATTGGAAACTGATAAGCGAAAATTAGAAGTGGAAAAGGACATTGCTGAATTAAAGCAAAAACAAAAAGATCTTGAAGACACAATTCTAAATGGACAAGAAGTTGAAGGAGTAAATTTAGATAGAAAATATAAACTATTTCAAGAATATATAAAAACCCTCGCTGGAGAAGCAAATATAGTTCAATACGCAGCTTCACTAAGAGAAGAAGCTTTGTTAATTGAATCTGAATTATTGAAAAAAGAATTAGGAATAAGACAGCAAATTAAACAACTCGAATTCTCCATCCCAACTGCAAGAGAAAACTCTTTATCTATTGAAAAAGAGTTGCTGTCAACTTCTGAAGCGAGGAAAGTACAAATAGATTTAGAAATAAAAGCTCTCGAAGAAAGAAGAAAATTGGAGGGAGAAATACAAAATATTGCAGCAGGAGTTGGCGAAGAAAGAATAAATAAATTTTTACAAATTGGAGCGAGTTCTTTAACTGAACCTCAAGCAAATGAAATTAGAGGAACTTATAGAAAGGTACAAGAAGCTGAAGGAATTGAGGCTCAAAAAACTGCAATAGCAGGTTTATTAAGGGCTTTAGATCCAGTAAAGGGTAAGCAAGAAGAGATTGCAAAACAAATACAAGATAGAATTGAAAATTTAATATTAGAGAAAAATGAACTTGAGTATGGAGTTGAAATATTAGATAGAACTTTAGAGCTGAATAAAGAAGATTTAATAGATCAAGAAAATAAACTTCAAACTCTCGGAGCGCAAGAAGAAGTTCTCAAAGGAATATACAAACTTTTTAGTTTGCAAGTAGAACTTGCCGAAAGGCAATCCAAAGCAAGACTAAGGGATAACGCTCAAGCTACATTAAATGCCGCCGTAGCAAAACAACAAAATTTCTATCTACAAGCAGAAAGAGACATAATCTCTTCCAACTTAGATAAACAGCAAAAAGGTTTACAGATCCAACAGCAAAGACTTTCTGCAATACGAGAAATAAGGGATGCAGAATTAGAAATCTCTAGTTTGACATACAAGGCTGGAAGAGACAATGAGTATGAACTTGCTGTCCAAAGAGCGCAAAATACTTATACAGATAGGTTGCAAGACATTCAAACAAAGAATGCTCAAGCCGCATTAGAAACTAGAAGAAATGTTTTCAATGAAGTTCAAAGAATAGCGCCACAAGACATAGAATTACAAAGAAGGGCAGCCGAAGCAAAAACTCCAGAAGAGTATTTAAAGGTTATACAAGAAGCCACGGAATTACAATCAAAAGGATTTGAAGATACGGTAGTTTCGGCAGCGAAAGAATTTAAACGAATTGTAACTGGAGCTGCTAATGAACTTTCTGGAAAGCCTAGCCCAATTGAAACTGGCGAATCAAATTCAAGTGAAATTGATAGAATTTTACGTGAACAAGATTCAAAAAATATTGCAGCGGATTTATTAAAATTAAAAGATCAAAAAAGCATCTTGGAACAACCCGTTTCTCCAGAAGAGGAGAATGATAATAAGAATCAGATTGCCGAAATAGATAAAAAAATAACTGAATTAGAGACCAAACTACAACAAACGAGAACTACATTAGCAAAAAATAGAGCTGAATCTCTTATTGTACCTGGAGCAATTCCCAAGGAAAAAGAAGCTGCAGACAGAGAAAAAGAAAAAGCACTTAAAACTGCAGAAAAGCAAAGATATTATAGAGGCGGTGGAATGGCTGCAGGTTTTGAATCTTATTATAGTGAATTAGATACCAATATCAATCAATTTGAAACAAAACTTGGAAAAGATATACCGATGGCCTTTAGAGATTCAATGCTTCAGGCAATGAAGGATATTTCTGGTGGCACTAAGTCGGTTAAAGACGCCTTACTTGGCGCGGCCACATCGTTCTTGCAAAGGATTAATGATGCATTAATGGGTAACATGGCAGATAAATTGACTAGAGGTTTACTTGGTGGCGCATTTGATCTTAGCGGTCAATCAATGAAATATGTTGAACGTGCAAGTGGTGGACCAATTGTAGGCGGTTCTGGGACAAAAGATGATGTCCCTGCAATGTTAATGGGTGGAGAATATGTTATAAATAAAAAGGCCGCCTCAAAATATGGCAAAAGCTTTCTTGATAGATTAAACTCTGGAAAAATTCAAGGATTCGCCAATGGCGGAATGGTTGGTTTTCAAGAAGCAGATCTAAAGGATTTGGTGGTTAATCCAAAAAAATATACCCCATACGGCCAAACAAGAGTTGGGGACATGTCTTTTGACGAGAGTGGAAAAGTAATAGGTTTATCTTCATATAAGGGGAAAGAAGAAGATAAGCAAATGGCTCTAATGAAAGCTCAGAGCGATTTCTACGCCAAGAACCAACAAACGGGTGAAGGTGGATTCTTTATGCCTGGAGAAAGAGGAGCTGGTGCAATAATGGGTCAGAAAAATTTATTAGCATACGCAACTCAACAAACAACAGGAACTCAATTCGATAAAATTGGACCGCAAGGTATTAATTTAAGCGCAGGAAGTGGCAATTTTACTCTTTTTGGCTTGAGAAATCAAGAAAACTCAATGAATCAACAATACCTTGAATCCAAACAAAAAGCTTTTGATTTATATCTGGAAGGAATAGGAGCAACAAAAGAAAAATTCAATATAGAAGAAGAAGCAAGAAAAAGAATTGAAGAATTTAAAAAACAACAAGAAGCTCAAAGAAAAGCACAAATGAAAGGAATGCTTGTTCAGATAGGAATGTCTGTAGGCATGGCCGCACTTGGAGCCGCCGCAAATAGTTTTGGACAAGGATGGAGTTCAACAGCTCAAGCTGCAGCCGCAGAAGGTGGAACCGCCACATTTGGTGAAAAATTAATGGGTGGATTTACGGGTGGAACAATGGGGGGTGAAACAAGAGGTGGGCTAGCTAATATGTTTAGTTCTTCTGGGTATAAAGATTTTTCTGTAATAGGTGCTGGTCAAGCTGGACTAAATAATACAGAAGGTCTTGCAATGTGGGATTCAAAAAGCAGTTCCTACGTTAATATGAGCGAGGACGTTTTTAACAGTAGATATGGAATGGCTCAAAATTTTGGTAGATTAGGCTACGATCAGTTAGGGACTCCTGTTACTTATGGTTGGCAGTCCCCAAGTTCGAGTTTTAGTGCGCCTAAATTGAATCCGATGAATTTGTTTAAACCTTCTGAATCTTATAGCTCTTCGAGAATGAATATGGGCGATCTTGGATTTGGTGGAGGCGATGCTAAAGATATTTTTAATCCCAATCAATCCGTAACGAGTCTTACTCCCAAAGAGAAAGACTTGTATTTACAAAAAATGTTGGGAAATCGCAGGGCTGCTGGTGGATATATTCCAGGCAATGGCATGGGAGATAATGTCCCAGCTATGTTAAATGGTGGAGAATTTGTTATATCAAAGCAAGCTGCTCAAAATATTGGATACAATAATTTGCAAAAAATGAATTCTGGTGGAGGAGGATCAGGTGGCGCTTCAGATGAATCTACCTCAAGAATAGAATCAAAATTAGAGGAATTAGTGGAAAAAGTCAGTGGAGTCGGAACCATAAATATAACTGTGAATTCAGACTCTAGCGGAAAATCTAAAAAAGAAGAAGAAGATTCTTCCGAAAATCAAGACCGTCAAAATCGAGAAATGGCCAGAAGAATTAAAGAAGTTGTAATGGGAGTAATAAAAGAAGAAAAAAGATTAGGAGGCATGTTGAGATAATATGATAGACCCATCCTATTATAAAATATATTTTTTAAGTGGAGACGCCACTAAAAAGATGATTGAAATTGATGGTATTAATAGTTTAAATTTTCAAAAAATTCTTTCTTATAATTCAGAGTACGCTTTGGGCATTTCAGATAACACGTACTTATTAAATTCTCCACAAGAAATCCAATTAACCTTTGAGAGAAGTATTATTCAAAATGATATTTTACTTCAATTCACTGGCGACAAGAAGATTGATTCTTTATATGTTTATAATGGGACTCAGTACTATCAAGTAAACAATCTTTACATGAATTCATATTCGGCAAACTTTGGGATTGGAGATTTGCCCAAAGTTTCAACTTCTTTTGTGTCATATGGAGGTGACATAAATCAATTAAATGAATTGCCAAAATATAACAATTTGGAAATAGAAAAATACTCTCAGTACATTGACATACCTTCAATAGACTCAATTTCCATATCTGGAATATATGATCTAAATTTAAAAACAAAATACAATGTATATGCTTTTGATTATCAGATGACGATAAAGAGGCAGCCATTTTATTCTATAGGCAGCGGACTAAGTCCTATCGAAGTTTCTTTAATTTTACCATTAGAAATAAAGTCATCAATAAATGCAAAATTGGTTAGAAATATTACCAACATTGACATTAATAAATACGACGATTTTACTTCAAAAAATTCTGATTTCAATATTAATGTTTCTGGTACTGGATCTTCTTTATTAAGTCTTCCAATACGAAGAGCAAAATTAATTAGTGATTCAATTCAAATCTCAAATGAAAATACTCTTGAGATTAAAAAAGATTTTATAGGATATTATGGCGTACAATAATCCATATTTATATGATAGGGATTCTTCCATAGATCCCAAGTATGCTTATGTAAATGATCTTTCAATTTACAAACCAATTTATGGTTCCTCTATAAATTTTAAATCTAAATATAATTTCATAGAAACTGTAGACAATGCATTGAAAGTGCTTCCTGCATCTGAGAATAATTTAATTTCTAATTACTCTTTGAGATTTTTATTAAGCGAAACCGAAGCTGGAAATTTACTAAAGACAATTGAAACCGCTGGAGGTTTCAAGCCATTAAAGTTTAGCGATAGTTCTGGTCTATATAAAGAGTTTATTGGATATGTCGAAGATTATTCAATATCTAGATCTAGCAACCAATTGAATGAAATTACTTTAGAAATATCGTGTCCATTTAAAGCCCCAATATTAACTTGGAAAACAAGTTCATTTTTTAATATTTCTGATTTAAATTTCTCCGAGTCAAAAAGTTATAGAAAAAATCAATTTGTTTACAATGAACAATATTCCGTAACAAGCAATAAGATTGATAATTTTTGGTTTGCTAAACAGGACATAACTGCTGGAGCTTTTAATAGAAACAATTGGACTAAAAATTTTAACTTTTTTCCTAAATTGCCATTTCAATTAGAAAATGAATTAGATTTTCGTAAATTTGATTATAAAAATTCTTTTGTTCAAAATTTAAAGTATAAATCAAATTCGAATATTCTCAAAGAGTATCGAATTAAATTTGAGTCAATAGATGATGATGAGTGTCTATCGATTTTGTTCTTTTTGGAAAAAAAATGCGGATACAGAAGATTCATTTATGACTTTCCAGTTTTCTTTAATCAAAAGAAGGTTTTTATTTGCACGGAATGGAGTCACGTATTCAAATATAAAAATTGCCACGATATTGACGTTTTATTTTCCGAAGATCCCAACCCAAATATTTTAATTGATAATAATCAATATTATTATGTAATATAGTATGAACGATTGTTTAAAACAAATATCTGTAAATTGGGATTTTGATGAAATTAGTAAAGATTTATATTTTGCTAATTCAATTTATTCTGGTGGGCAAGTATCAGTAGATTATTCATTATCGCCAAAATATAATTTGATTTGCTCAACGCAAGACACTTGTGTTTTTTTGTCAGATGCTGAATTAGGTCAACCTATTTTTTTGAATAACTCAAATAATGCATTTTTATTTTTTAAAAATAATGGTCCTTGCAATTTATATTTTAATTTTTCTTCGCTACCAATTAGCAGCGGATTTGTGGATTACTCTTGTTATTCGTCTTCTGGGGTCTACGATTTTGAAAAATGTAATTATTTATTAAAGAAAAATGAGTCTGCATTTTTCACAATAAATGTTGATAAAGATGGCTCAAGGTACTATTCAAAATCCCATCATCCATTTGGATTTTTTTATGAATATAAAAATTTAAATAATTTTATTTGCGATTCAAGTTTATTGATTAGTAACGCTTTTTATTCTGACGTTTGCTCTTTATGCTTTCCAATATATTCTTACGAATATCTTTCTGGATGTTCAATTCCAATAAATCAAGGATCATGTCAAATAGTTTTATGCAATCAAGGCAATGTAAAGACTTGCAACTTTATTGAAAATCAAAATTTATATTTAGAGGATTATAGATCGCTGGTTTTTGATGGAACTAACTATTTGAGTTTTGTTTGCGATCCTAATTCTGGGAATTATGATTTTTTTGATTTAAGTGGATGTTTCGCTTGGGAAACCGTGCTTTCTCCAGGCAACGGGCTTGTCATAGCGAAGGGCGGAGGCGATGGCGCTTGGAACGGGCAAGATGGAAATTATTTTATATTGGGATTTGGTGAAGGTGGAGTCGGAATGCAGTTAGCCGCCTGCGGTAGTTATGTTGATTTTGCTATATCAAATGAAACATTTAGCACTGGATGTTTTTATCACTTAATGGTAGCTTCTGATTGTTGCTGTTTATATGGATATATAAATGGAATTTTAACTGCATATTTAGATTGTTCTAGTGGTGCTATATTTCCAACTCCAACAATATGTAATTGTAAATTTGTTCTGGGTGCGCACCAAACTAATACACCATCCGCTTTTTTTGATGGAAGAATTAGATCTTTAAAATACACAACTGGTATTTTCCCATATACCTTAGACGTCAGTGGAAATTTTTCATATCCAACTGGATCTTTGAGTTCTGGAAGCGGTACTCTATTGCTCATTCAGCCAAGAGAGTTTCCCAAAGACTCTTTAATGCCACATACTTTTTCATTAGAAAGATACGTGAATTCTGGAATTTCCTTGGATTTAATTTTTTGCAAAACTGGAAATTTTGATATTAAATGCGAAATACATCATACTAGTAATTATGGGCTCAATTGCATAAGCGGCTTAACAAGAATTAATTGCGTTTCTTTGTATAATCAGAATGGATTAATATCTAGCAATATATACAACAGTGGTCATAATGTTGAAATTATAGATGATTTAAACTTATGTTTATATTATAACATAAGCTCAAGTGAAGAAAAAATTTATAATTTTAAATATATAAACAGTGGAGGAGATGGCTATTCAAACCAATGTATTATTTTAAATGGTGAAATATACTGTTGCAATTTAAGTGGAAATTCAATTTTAAATTTTTCAAATAATTCAAGCAATAACGCTTTATCTTGTCTCGTTTCAAATTGCGGTTTTTCAATAAAAGATATAAAAACAAAATCATTAAATCGTTCAAACTTATATCTTCCGCCGTCCGAAATTTTTCCACAGTCTTATTGTTTTGAACTTGCAGATTTTAATTATTCTTTTGAAACTGGATCTTCTGGGAATTGGTGTGAAAGCTTTGTGGTTGACGCTTCTTGCTTTGAGAATTTAATAGAATTAGTTGATATAAATGATTCTGGATATACTGGAAATTCTCCAGAAATGTTTTACGTAGATTTAAATTTTTCTGAATCAAGAAAAAATACAAATTCATTGCTCGATAAGACTGGCGCTTTAAATTCCGAAAGCTACCAAGTATTCCTAAGTAATAGTGAAAATATTTTTACTTATAGTGGATTGGAGTATAGATATAATCCAGTAGACGCTATCCTATACAGGGATATTACTTATTATCCACCAGATATAAATGTCAATATTATATTAGATGTAACTGGAAAATGCATCAACTTTGACTTTCCAATTAAAGCGTTAAATTTAAGAAATTTTAAAATAATAAATGATTATGAGGTTATTGATATTGTCAATACTTTTGATTCTTGTATTTGTTATAGTGGATTTTCATTTAATTGTCTGCAGTACGACTCAAATCTAATTTGCTTAAATTTTCCTAAAATAAAAAATGAAAATTTAATTGGCTATGAAGCTCCGTCAGTTTCATTAAATTTAAATACTTATTTAAAAATTCAAAATAATAATAAATTTTATATTAATCCATATTCTAGTTTTAGTGACGATTTGAATTATGGATTGAATAATTTTTTGTTTTTCTTAATTTCTGAATTAAACAATGGTGTAGTTCATGCAATCAATTATACTGGCTTTTCATATGGAAGCTCAGAATATAATTTATTTATGATGGAATTGAAAGATGAATTTTATACGTGCAATACAATAATTCCAAGTGGAAGTGGAAATTTTTTAATTGAAGAAAAAATTTCATTTTTTAATTATGACTACTCTAATCCTATAGCTTTTAAGCACACTGGTGGAGATGGGTATAGCTATATATTTCCAATATCTACTGGGATCACTTTTTTTGAATCTGGATATAATTGTTGCTCTGGTGAATTTTATTTAAATTGCAAAATATTTAATGAGAATACAAATTATATATCTTGTTCAATTAATTTTACTGGTGGATCAACTGGAACTTGTATATTGATTGATGAATTTGGGAATATAACTGGAACGCCAACTGGATTTAAAGAAGATGCTAGATTTTCTTTGCTGAGAAATAATTTAAGTTTATTCTATAATTCAGAAGATATACTTCAAAGTCTGTCTGGCAAATGTATTTGTATGGAAAAATACTTTACATTTAGTGGTGTTCAGCCTATAAATTTAAGTTCTAATTATGTGTTAAGCTGTATTTGTAGTCCAATAAAAACTTTAGAATTAAAAAATTACGAACCACTAGATTTTGATAATTGCACTTCTGGAGTTTATTACTATATATATAATATAAATAATTTTAATAATACTAGATTGAAATTTATTGCACCAGAAGGAACTCTTATTTCTAATGTTTGTTGGATTGATTCGGTGACCTTGCCTAGAGCAATAAGTTCAAGCGTTTCTGAGACTGGAAGCAGTAGAATAATACAAAATGTTGCAATGATTAATTATGATTTGTCAAATTTTATTTACTCTAATCCTTATAATTATTTAATAAATTCAGATGCTTGTATTTGCATCTGTGTAATCGGGGATATATAATGTCTTTATTTAGGTACAATTCTTCGCTTTTGGCACTTGATAGATCTGCATTTAATGCAAATTTATCAGAATTTAAATTTATTCCATTTTTACAAAATGTTGAATTGAATTCAAATCTGCAAAAGATATCTCAAAAATCAATTGGCAATAGCAATCTAAATAAAAAGTTTTATACAAATCCAGAATTCAGCTTAAATATATCTTTGATACAAGAGAAAAATTTCTTGCTTGAAATGCTTATTGGTTTATTTGTAAATACATCTTCTCAGGATAACGCTTCCATTTTGAATAAATTTCAAAACAATTTCATTGAAACTGCAATTTTATTTTTAAATGAAAAAGATGGAGAAGATATTTTATATAAAGTAAGATCTAATGGATATTCAGAAGACTTGCTATGCTTTGTGTTTAAAAAACTTTTTTTAAATAGTTATTCTTTTTCTTATGGAGACGGAAAACTTCCAATTAGCAATCTTTCTTTTTCTTTTAATGATGTTAAAATATCAAATGTTTTAAATATTTCAAATACGTATTATGCACAAGATCCTTCTGGCAATAATATAAAATTAGAAAATACTTGGATAGATTCATTTTATTATAAAACAAATTTTGATGTCAGCGACAAAATAAATACAACTGCAATAGATTTTGAATTATTAACTGACTACTCGTCTTTGGAGATACCTTCTTCGGACCTATCAGTTTTAGGTTCGTCGAATATACAGTCAATGGATTTTTCTTTAGATTTCAAAAGGAATAATTTCTTTTTCTTTGAAAGGGGCATGAGTCCACTAGAAAGAGCTTTTCTATTTCCATGTCTTGCATCACTCAGTATTCAAGGTATAACCTCACAGTTTAATGAAAAGTCCCTTTCCTCTTTGAAGAATTCCGATTCAAAATTTTATATAATCTTAAGGTTTGGAAAAAGTGGATTAGGATTAAACTATTCGGAAATTAAATTTGAAAATATAACAGTAGAAAGTTTTAATTATTCATTATCAATGGATGGATTTTTAAATTATTCTATTCAGTGCTCAATAGAAATAAGTGATAAGTCTGGAGCAAAGTTTACTCTGCTAGAAGTTTCTGACCAAGATGAAAATTTTATGAAACTTCATTCTTCTGATGGACACAAATTGTCATCAACAAATGGAGATTTAGTTATATTAGCTTAAATCAATTTTTACGTGTTTATTTTCAAAACTCTTTTTCATTTTGTCTGGATGTTTTGCGCCTTTTCTTTGTTTTGAATAATTCTCGTAATGCTTTTCTTTAATGGGATCGATACCGCCATTTAGACTTGCTCTTTTTTCGCTCAATTCTTTGCTGTAATCAATCATGTTTCCATACGTGCCTTTTTTATTTTTTGTCACGTCTAGGTATTGATTATCACTAAAAGGATCTTGCTTAGTATCAATTGAAGCATTCGGAATATGAAAAACTCTTTCCCAATTTTCATCTTTTCCAGATTCCCCCTTGTATTCGTGTACGTCATTCATTGATTGAAAAACTTCAATAATTTTTCCCGTTTTTTTATTGATAAAAGAATAAATTGGCATACGTATAATAAAAAAGAAACCCGTCAAATTCGACGGGTTTCAATTTAATTAGAAAAGTTTTTTGAAGCCTTAACTAATTTGAATTTCTCTTTCCCTTGTTTTCTTTGGATCTGTTTTTGCCGTTAGTGTCAAAATGCCATTATTTAATTTTGCTTGAATTGTTGAGTCATCAACCGATTGAGGGAAGTATCCCTCATATCTAGTCGTGCCCTCTTCTTTGTTTTGAGCTACAATGGTGACCTTTAAAAAGCCAGCGGCTTCAATTACCCTATATCTTCTAGATTTATCAAAATTCTCAATAGAGATTTTAATCTCATTTTTTTCGTATCCAGGCAGTTTGAATTTTAACTTATGATCACTCTGAGATTCGGAAGTGGGATTTTCAAGGGTCGTCTTTAAAGAAACGCCATTAATTTTCTCAAATCCTTCCGTAAGGGAATTAGCTTTAATTGGAGTAAATAGTGATAATAAATCACACGTTGTTATTGTTGGTAAGAAATCAGAATACATATAAATTTATTAAAGCAGTCTTTATGCCATTGAGATTCTAGAGAGAATTTCTTCTAGAGATTTTTTATATGTGAAAGATTGTCCCAATACTGAGCCAATCATATTGTATTGTCCCACTAGTGTCTCACCTTTCTCCATTGCTGCTACAAGTTCATTTTCGTCAAAGGTCAAGAAGGTTCCTTGATTAAAGGGCGCTCCCTTTTTGAAGAATAGCCCGTCTTCAGATTCTTGTTCTCCATTTGGTTCGATCAGAATAGAGTTGTCTTGGTTTGCCCATTCTTTATGAGACGTGCCGTTTAATACAACGCTCCATTTGCCTAAACAAGTGGCATTAAAGGCTGGTAAATTCCAACCCTCTCCTCCGCTTACTCCAGTCAAATCGATATCAATTGCATTCATGAATTCATTAACTTCCGCATTTGTTTTTAACCAAGGAATGAAGTTAATATTTGAATAATGTTTTCCTTCCAAGGCATTTACAATGATTTGGTTCATCTGTTCTGGTTTTACAAACGGATTTGTAACGCAGCACGAAAGAAGATACTTGGGATTATTTCCATACTTCTTTAGCCAAGTTTTAATTACTTTTTCTGTATGTTTTCTTTTTTCAAATTTTCCACACAGTCCAAAATGGATCACTCCTTCCATATATTTTTTCCCCGTTTGATGAAAATCTTCATCAAAGCCAAGAGAAAATTTTTCTGAATTATCAAACTGATTTTTAGAGAAATCTGAAGAGAAAAAGGTTTTTGTTTGCATGTTTGCAATCTTTTTCTCTGGCTCAGTTGGGTTGTTGCATTCATAGAAAGTCAATAAGTATTGCCTTCTAGATCTTAAAAAGTCCGAACCATTTAAGTGCCAAAGTCTGATAGTTGGTAAATCAAGATCCAAGCATTCGAATCTTCTATTTGCGGCTTTATTCAGCCACTGCATGAATTCTTGCTTGGGTTGAAACGCAGATAAGTCTGGTTCACCAATCGGAACATATGCAATTTCCACGTTTGCTTTAAAAAGTTCTCTTAAAAGATTATAAGAGACATTTCCAAAACTCAAGGAATTGAGTGGAGCTTCTACTATTAAATTCATAATTAAAAGGGGACTTCAGAAAAATCTTCGTCGTTCTGTTTTTCAGTTTGTTTTTCTTTTGCTTGTGAGGTTTCTTTTTTAGAGTCTTCTTTTTTGGGGCTAAAGGAAAATCTAATATCTTGAGCCTTTACAAAGAACTTGGTTTCTTTTTTTCCATCTTTTTCCCAAGAATCCATGCAAAGTCTACCATCAACAATTACCCCCTTGCCCTTTGATAGCCACTTCTGCACAAAGTCAGCTTGTTCGCCCCAAGCTTCACAGTCAATATAGAGAGTATTCTTTTCTCTATATGGGTCATCCACGGCCAATCTAAATCTAGCAACAGTAGATTTTCCAACTTGCTTTGTTTCAATGTCTTTTACAACATTGCCGATTAGTAGTACTTTGTTATACATTATATAGCTCCTTTTTTATTTCTTCGATAAATTTATTGTGAATGTTTATACATCCTTGAATGCTTAAGTTTATTTTTTTTGCTATTTCTTTCCAAGGCATTGTTTTGTTCGCTAGTCCAACTTTATATCTCAAATTGATTATTTCGGAAATTCTTTTGTCTGAATGCGTTTCTGCGTATGAAAAAATCTTTTCTAAAATTTCTTTTGAATGAATATTTTCAAAAGTTTCGTTTTCTATAAAATTTGAATCTTCTTTAAAGTCTTCTATATCAATATGTTTATATTTTGTACCTCTATTAAATAGATTCAAACATCTCCATTTTGTTTCGTTGCCAAGATAGGTAGAAAATTTTGTATTTTTATCTGGATCAAAATTAAGTATCGCCTTATAGATTGAAATATCTTTTTCCTCTATAATGTCATTTTTATCCAAAAAATCACAGTTATTCGGTATTACCGAATTTACCATGTCAAGGTATATACCAGAATGCCTTTGAATTAGCAAGCATAAACTTTCCGCATCTCCGTCTTTTTTTACCCTTTGGATAAGGGAAATGTCACTTTCCATTTTTCTAGTTCTTCTGTTAAGATTGTGTCAACGAAAGATTGCACAACTTCGTTGGTTTGATTTTTATCTGGCATTGTTTTCCAACATAATTCATGAAAACATTTTTTAATAACATTGGGCGAATTTAGTTCCTCTTCTTTATTTGCTGGTTGAACGTAAGAACCATCTTCATTCATTCTATTTAGATGTAAAATTTTTCCACCTTTAGAAATAATCCAATCTGCCTCATTCTCATACCTAACATCAGAAATAATTGTTAATCCATTTTTTAACAAAAGATGATCTAGAACGCCCACCCAATAATCTGGATTAATTTTTCTTTTCGCTTCTCCAAAAGCGACCAAAAGAGGTCTAATAATTTTTTTCTCTTCTTCTTTTGAGGTAAGGGCTGATATTTTGAAATTCATCATCAAAAACCCTTCCATTTGAAGTTTTAATTGTTTTGCAAATGATTCTCTATAGCAATTAATTTTTCTTTTTAACAAAAGATAATGCATTGAATCTGCAAAAGTATCTTTGCCCACGGTTGCGTATCCAGAAATTCCAAAAATCATATTAATCTCCAGTGGAACCAAAACCTCCGCGACCAGTTTCTATTAGTTGTTCAACGTAATCAATTTCATGATCTAAGTTTTCCACAAAAATAATCTGAGCTATTCTGTCTCCGATTTTATATATTCTATCTTGATTGATTTTTCCCACTACTTCGTCATTTATCAGTTTAAAATCATTTGGCTGAAAGATATATCTAAATCTTACTTTTATACTATCTCTATAAAGTGGGTCTATAACTCCAACTGAATTAGCTAAAACTAAATTTGTTTTGCTACTAATACTCGACCTTGGAAATACAAAAGCGCATATTTGTTTTTCACTCTTTCTCTGAAGAGTGTCGATTTTAATACCAGTATCGTATTCTATGTATTGTATGCTTTTGTAATACTCCCCAATTATTTTTTCGCCAACGATTGTTGGTTCTGAAATACTTTTTAAATCATATCCGCTATCAAGCGGATAGGTTTTTTCGCAAAGTTTTACCTTTTTGTCAGCAAAAATTTTATTTTTATTTTTCATATTCATCTGAATCTATGTCGTCTAAATAATTTTGAAGTTTGTGAGCTTCAGCATGGAAGCCCGCATTTGCCATAATCATGGGAGTATAAAACAAAATTGTCTTCGAATCTTCTTGTAAAACATCTCCTCCCAAATGTCGAGGAAGTTCTTTTACAAAAATAGCTGCAGACAATCTTACAAATTTAACTTCTTCAACCATAATTTCCTCTACAGCTTGAGTTGCCGCATTTTCTTCGCAATCAGCTTCTACAACAACTTGCCAATTACCTCCTTGGCAAAGGTAGAATTTTTTATAACTTATGATCTCCCTAATCATATTAATATTCTTTTTTAATAGAAAGTTTTCCATTTTTTGCACCGCATTTAATTTTTATGGATGCATTTTTGTAAAAAATGCTTCGTCGCGAAGCGGCGAATTCAATTTCTTCGTTCTTGTTTTAATTATAACGACACTTTTTTGGTTCTGTCAAGAAAATCCTGGGAACAGATAAATTTTTCCGATTCATCTTGAGTTGCTCTCTCGCATGGTGTATTATATTTTTAATAGCCATGATTTTCGAGGAACAAATCTCTAGGAAGCCGAACAAGTATCCTTGGACGGAAAAGTTTATAAGTGCAATGCATGAAGGATTTTGGACAGATAAGGAGTTTTCCTTTAAGTCAGACATTCAACAATTTAAAGTTTCTCTCTCTGATAAGGAAAAAGAAATTGTCATCAGAACGCTTTCTGCAATTGGTCAAATTGAGGTTGCCGTAAAAACTTTCTGGGCAAAATTAGGGGAAAACCTTCCTCATCCATCCCTTTCTGATTTAGGGTACGTTATGGCAAATGTGGAGGTGATCCACAACAATGCGTATGAAAGATTAATCTCTGTTCTTGGTCTAGAAGACGTTTTCGAAGAGAATTTAAAGCTCGAATGGATTCAAGGGCGAGTAAAGTATTTAAAGAAATATACTCATCGTTTCTATAAAGACAGCAAAAAACAATATTTGTATGCAATTACGCTATTCACTCTGTTTGTAGAGAATGTTTCTTTGTTCTCTCAGTTTTATATAATTAACTGGTTCAGTAGATTTAAGAACGTATTAAAAGACACGGACCAACAGGTCAAGTACACAAGGAACGAAGAAAATCTTCATGCTTTGGTCGGGATCAAAATAATCAATACGATTAAAGAAGAATATCCCTATTTATTTGATGAAGAGCTTGAGGGAAAAATAATCTCTGAGGCTAAAGAGGCTTTTGAGGCAGAGTCTAAAATAATTGATTGGATGGTAAATGGTATTCAAGAAGAAAATCTAAGTGCGGACATTTTAAAAGAGTTCGTTAAGAATAGAATTAATGAATCATTAGTTCAAATCGGCTTCCAAAAAGTTTTTGTAATCAATTCTGATTTGCTTTCTAAGACCTCTTGGTTTGAAGAGGAATTACTTGGCAACAATATGACTGACTTCTTTCATTCGAAGCCAGTTGAGTACTCAAAGAAAAATCAGTCGTTTGGAGAAGAAGATCTTTTTTAATATGGAAAATAATTTTTATTGGCTCAATAAAGACTCTCGTACATTTCTGGAGAGAGGTTATTTATTGAAGGGGGAAACTCCAGAGAAAAGAATTGAAGACATTGCAAACACGGCTTTAGATAAGCTTTTAAACAAAATTCCAAATTTCTTTGAAAAGTTCTGCCTTTATATGCAGAAGGGCTTTTACTCACTAAGTTCTCCTATCTGGGCCAACTTCGGAAGAAATAGGGGTCTTCCAATTTCCTGCTTTGGTTCTTACATTCCTGATACAATGGAAGGCATTCTTGGAAAGCTTGCCGAAGTAGGAATGATGACTAAATCTGGAGGCGGCACATCCGCTTATTTTGGAGATGTAAGGGGGAGAGGTATGCCAATTTCTGCTGGAGGTGAGTCTACTGGCTCTGTTCACTTCATGGAGCTTTACGACAAACTCATGAATGTTGTTAGCCAAGGTAATGTACGTCGTGGATCTTTTGCTGCCTACCTTCCAATCGATCATCCAGATATTGAAGAATTTTTAAAGATTAAATCAGAAGGAAACGAAATCCAAGACATTTCAATCGGAGTTTGCGTGTCTGACGAATGGATGAAATCAATGATAGAGGGTAACAAAGAAAAAAGAAAAATATGGGGAGAAGTCTTGAAGAAGAGATTTGAAAGCGGCTATCCATATATCTTTTTTACTGATAATGTAAACAATCAAGCTCCAGAAGTTTACAAGAAAAAGGGGCTAAAAATAAATAATAGCAATTTGTGTTCAGAAATTTTCTTGAGCAATTCAGAAGATGAATCTTTTGTTTGTAACTTATCTTCAATGAACTTGGAGAAGTGGGACGAATGGAAAGAGACTGATGCGGTTGAAGTCATGATTTATTTCTTGGATGCCGTTATGACCGAATTCATCCAAAAGACTGATGAAATGCCTTATATGGAAGCGGCAAATAAATTTGCAAAAAATCAAAGAGCATTGGGGCTTGGTGTACTTGGTTGGCATTCACTTCTACAATTAAAGATGATTGGATTTGAATCATTTCAAGCAAAAATGTTAAATGTTGAGATTTGGAAACATATCAAAGAAAAATCTCATAAAGCCTCGGAAAAATTAGCTGAACTATTTGGCGAGCCAGAACTTATGAAAGGAACTGGTAAAAGAAATTCTACAACAATGGCAGTTGCTCCAACCACATCAAGTTCATTTATTCTTGGTCAGGTTTCTCCTTCAATCGAACCCTTGAATAGCAACTATTTTGTCAAAGACCTCGCTAAAGGTAAATTTACTTATAAAAACCCGTATCTAAAAAGGCTTTTAAAAGCAAAAAATCAAGATACAGATGAGGTTTGGAAATCTGTCTTAATCAAGGGCGGCAGCGTGCAACATTTAAACTTTTTATCTCAAGATGAGAAAGACGTGTTCAAGACATTTGGAGAGATTTCTCAAAAAGAGATTATAATTCAAGCCTCTCAACGTCAAAAGTACATTGATCAAGGTCAAAGTTTAAACATAATGATTCCTCCAGAAACAAAGGCAAAAGAGGTTAATGAATTGATGATATTTGCTTGGGAACAAGGAATTAAGTCTCTTTATTACCAACGTAGTGCGAACCCAGCACAAGAGTTAGTTAGATCAATCTTAGACTGCAAAAGCTGTGAAGCATAAATCTATTTCAAAAAAATAATTTATAAGTGTAATCTTTTTCAAGATGGAACTAGACTTCTCAGAACAAATTAAACAACTTGGACTTTCTGCAGACAAAAATAAAACTGCAGAATCTTCAAAAGAATCCGATTCGTTCACCCAAGAAGAGTTGGAAGCTCAAAAAATTGAAAAGTCACAAAAAGTTCCACCATCTTCTGAAGTGGAAGATGAAGAGGGCGAAGACGAAGAGGAAGAGATGGATGACGAGGAAGAAGATTCTGAAGAAGAGGATTCTGAAGAGGATGAGGAAGAAATGGATTCTTCAAAAATGAAGAAGGTTAAAGCTTTCTTATTGAAAAAAGTTTCAAAGCATAACGAAAATTTTGATCAGAAATTATCAATAGATCAAGTTTTAAAAGTTTACAGAAGAGGCTTGGAGCAAGCCTCTAGAGTTTTTAAACCAGGCAAGACGGAAGATGAGTGGGCATTTGCTAGAGTAGCTCTTTTCTTCAAAATGGCTGCCAATCAAAAGGTCAAAGCTTCCTATATTAAAGCAGATAGCGATATTCTTAACAGCGAAGAGATTGAAGAAAATTATGATTTTTGCGATTTCCAAGATATTGAATTCCAATTAGCTAAACTTAACTGCATTGAGGCTGGAATCACTCAGCTAGAAATGCAGCAAGCAAAAGAAGAAGGCAAAAAAAAAGCCTTAAATAAACCCTTCAGATTGCCATCTGGTTCAAAGAAAAAATTTGGAGTTTATGTAAAAAACGACAAAGGCAATGTCGTGATGGTAAAATTTGGAGATCCCAACATGGAGATCAAGAGGGACGATCCAGAACGTAGAAAAAATTATAGAGCAAGACATAATTGCGAAAGCCCTGGACCCAAATGGAAAGCCAATTATTGGTCGTGTAAAATGTGGTCAGCGAAACCAGTAAGTAAAATTGCTGGTTCTGATGGTGGATGTGGCTGCGACTGTGGCGGAGAATGTGAGCCCAAAGAAGAGTTAGAAGCTGGCAAAAAAGGTCTTTGGGACAATATCAGAGAAAAGAAGAAAAGAATGGGTAAAAATTATAAACCTGCAAAACCAGGTGATAAGGATCGCCCAGACAAAGAAGCTTGGAAAAAAGCCCAAGCAGATGAATACGAATGGGATGGCGAGCAAGAGTTTGACCAACAAGATTTGCTGAAGGAAAATCCATCTTTAGCTTTTGTAGAAATCATCGAAGAGTAAGTTATTATCAGAGTGATTTCAATATATCACTCTGCATTCAATTTAAACAATCACGGTTTTTCTTTTTGGCAAGACTGTTTAATAAAGTCTTGCCTTTTTGCTGAAGAGGTTGTTGTGGCAGTCAATACATCAATTGATGACACAAGATCAACTGTGGAGAAGATTTTAAAAGAGCACTCAAAGTCTTTTAAAATTATAGACACTTCATTTAGCTACGAAGATCCTTGGTTGGATGGAAAAATAAAAAATGCTGCATTGCAGGAGTGTACAAAAGATTTTAAACTACAATTAGATTTAGATGAGTATATTCCACTTTGGCAAAAACCATTGTGGTCAAACTTATGTTTTCGTCTTAAATTTGATCAAGCTCAATGTTATGCAATTCCATCTGTAGATTTATATAAAGATTTAAATCATTACAAATCAATAAATCACAAACAATATCTTCACAAGGCAACAGCCTATAGAGCGCCCCAAATTGCTGCTAGAAAGCCAGATGGAACGATTAATACTAAATTAAGTGATGGATGCGATTTAGTAGATAAGGATGGCAATTTTGTTTCAACGGCTGGAACCCCAAAAGATATTAAGTTAATGGAGTCTCAACAATTGCCATTTGTTGTTCATATGGGTTATGTTGATTTAAATTCTAGATTAAAAAGAAATCATGAATTTTGGCATGAACATTGGTATGTAGAAGGAGGTGGGCAAGATCCAGCTCATAAAATTCACATGAAGCATGAAGATTTTGAATATGAATCTTTTGAACATAATTTAATTTTGTAACAAATTGCATAAAATATTTTATTATTTAAAATATGATTAAATTAATGTCTGATCAACATGGCCTTGGCGATACATTACTTTTTACTCCAATTGTTAAACATTTAAAAGCCAGAAATATCGAATGTGAATTTTTGCTTCCCAAAGAGAAAGAGAGATTTAAAATACTTTTCGATGGTTTATGCAATGTTAATTTAATTTCAAAAGAAGAAGAATCTAAAATAGAACCCACAAAAAACATAGGATATAATGGAACTTATATTTTAAGAAAATTAAGAAATTTCTTTGAAGATTCGGAATGTTTGGATATTAGACCAATAGTTTTGCACTCAAAAAAAGAATCTGAAATATGGGCGTTTAATTTTATAAAAAATATAAAAAATCCAGTTATTTTTGTACCCAATTGTTCCAAACAGTGGCATGATACCAGAAGTTTAAGTGAACGATTATCAAATTCAATTATTAATGATTTAATAAAAAACAACCATACTCCAATTATATGTGATAGTTCCGACAATCCATCTAATTTAGATTATGAATTAAAATTAACTGATTTAGATTTAAGTAAATATATTTCGCTTTTGAGAAAAGTTGGAATCTATTTTGGATGCAATACTGGAGATATGAATTTGGCTATTGCCGTCGGATCGATATGTCATGTATTTGAACCTACAAACAGTGCATTCTTTAACAAAAGCGAATATGACTACGATCATCCATCAATAATTTATTATAATATTTAATCTTGAAAGTTTTAATATTAAATCCAACTTCAGAAATTTGCGGAGTCTATCAATATGGTTCATGTGTGCAGTCAATTTTAAAAAAATCAATAAAACACAAATACTATTTAAGTTCAGATCTAAAAGATATAGAAAATAGTGATATTGTAATTTTTAATTATCATGAAAAACTTTTTAATTGGCTAACTGAAGATTTTTTAATTAGTTTAAAAAAGCCATGTCTAGCTATAGGTGGTCATGATTGCTTGCCTAATTTTAAAAATATTCAGTTAATATTGAACTGCGATTCAACATCGCAACGTACAGATAAAAATATACCAATACCAAGACCAATTAAAAATTTAACTCCATTACAAAATCCCCAAAGATTAACAATTGGATCAATTGGTTTTTCGTTTTCTTCAAAAAATTTTGATAAGATATATTCAATAGTTTCAGAATATTACGATGATGCTCTAATTAAAATTCATATGCCTCAACATCCAAATGGCGAAGATTTAGAGTGTATAATAAAAAAAATTAAACTAAACTGCATGGGAGATAAAAATATTGATATTGAAGTAACTTCAAATTTTTTATCGGACGATGAATTGATAAACTTCTTATCATCAAATACCGCAAATATATTTCTTTTGCCACCAATGATTGGAGAAGGTAGAGGTTTATCAAGTTCAATAGATAAAGCACTTTCAGCAAGAAAGCCAATTGCAATATCGGACTCAGAAATGTACAGACATATAAGTTCAGAAAAAAAATTTTTATTAAGTTCAAATTCATTACCAGAAATAATTTCTTATGGTATAGACCACTTTAAACCATTTTTAGATTTATATTCTGAAGAAAGATTAATTAATTTATTTGACTGCGTAGTAGATAAATTTTCACTTTAGACTAAACATACATCAATTTTATAATTCTAAGTATGCACGTAAAAAAACATAGAAAATGTAGGATTTGCAACAATCCAAATTTAACGGAAGTTTTAGATCTTGGATTACAGCACGTACAAGGGGCATTTGAGCATTCCAAAAGTCCAAAACCTCCATATAGAAAGGTTCAAAATAAAATTGTAAGATGTGATACAGATAAATTTGAAGAGGGCTGTGGTTTAATTCAATCTGAATTTTCAATTTCTCCAGAAATACTTTATAGGAATTATTGGTATCAATCTGGTATCAGTCAAACTATGACTAAACATTTACAAAATATTGCCGAAGAAGCCGTTAATATTTTAAATATAAATAAATCATTAGATGTTTTGGATATTGCCGCCAATGACGGAACCCTACTTAGAGGTTATCCAGATTCTTTTAATAGAATTGGAATTGATCCATCGGATATAGCCTCCAAGCAAAAAGATATTAAAATTGTAAATGAAGTTTATCCAAATAAACAATTGAAAAATAAAAAATTTGATATAATCACATCTATAGCATGTTTTTATGACGTTAATGAACCTCAAGAGTTTGTTTCTGAAATTAAAGAAAATTTAAAAAAGGATGGTATTTGGATAGCTGAATTCGCCTATTGGCCATTAATGTTGGAAAATCTTGCGTTTGATCAAGTTTTATTAGAGCATTCCTGTCATTATTATTTATTTCCATTTGAACGGTTGCTTAAAAATAGCGGTTTAAAATTATTTAGAGCTGAAAAAACTCAAACAAATGGAGGATCTATAATGATCTATGCGTGCAATGAAGAGTGCGATTTGTACGAAAAACAAGAGTGGAAAAATAACTTATCTACATTAAGATTTGAAGAGTTTGAAAAAGAATTAGATGAAAATAAAACTTATGAAAATTTTAGGAACCGAGTTGAAACTTATTTAAGTCAATTAAAAAGCATCTTACTTGAACATAAGAAAAATAATAAAGTAGTTCATTTATATGGAGCTTCAACTAAAATGAATGTTGTTTTAGAAGCCGCTGGGATTGATTCTGATTTAATACCATATGCAGCAGAAAGAAGTCCCGAAAAATGGGGAGCGAAAACACTGTCTGGTATAAATATAATTTCAGAAGAAGAATCTAGAAAAATGAAACCAGACGTTTATATATGTTCATTAATAGGTTTCAAAAAAGAAATAATTGAAAGAGAAAGGGAATATTTAAATTCTGGAGGAGAAATTATATTTTTACCGACTTTTGAAAAAATTAAAAATAATTAAAATTTATGAATAATATAAAAGGATTTTACGCAGAATTTGAAACAGATAAAATAATAAGAGAAACTTATTTTTCAGACTTTAATTATAAAGGTTTAATTATTGAGGTTGGTGGTGCAGATCCAGAATTCCTATCAATGTCTAAACACTTTAAAGATAGTGGATGGAGATCAATTATTGTTGAGCCGAATCCAGAATTTGCAAATAAACATAGAAATTTAAAAAATGAAATATATGAATTTGCATGTTCATTTGAAGATGGCGAGAGTGAATTCACTATCGTTCAGCAACAAGTTGGCGATATAACTTACGAATCCTTCTCATCATTAAGTATTAATGAAGATTATTTAAAATTTACAAATTTTAAATTAACTGAATCTAATTCTACAAAAGTTAAAGTCAAAACTATAAAATTAAATACACTTTTTGAGGAACTAAATTTGGAAAATATAGATATATTGTCAATTGATACTGAAGGATGGGAATTAGAAGTCATGAAAGGATTTGATACAAAAAAATATAATTGCAAAATTATTGTAGTTGAAAATTTTTTAAAAAATCCTAATTACGAAAAATATTTTAATGATATAGGATATTCACTCAGTAAACAAATAGAATATAACCAAATATATATTAAAAATGACTTATTACTCCCAATCTAAACAAGACGAATGGGTGTCCAAATTTTATAAAAATAAAAAAAATTGTTTTTTTATTGAAGTTGGAGCTTATGACGGAATTCAAACGAGCAATACATTTTTCCTTGAAAAAAATTTAGAATGGTCTGGAATTTGCATTGAAGCAAATCCATTTATATTTTCTTTATTGAAAAAAAATAGAAAATCAATTAATTTAAATTATGCAGTTACAGATTATATTGGAGAATGTTTCATTAACAATGATAAAATTTCTTCCAATGGCGAAAAAGTAAAATGCTCTCCATTAATAAATATTTTAGAAGAAAATAATTGTCCCAATATAATTGACTATTTATCTCTAGATATTGAAGGCCATGAATTTTTAGCTTTAAAAGATTTTGATTTTAAAAAATATAGAATTGGATTAATTACAGTCGAACATAATTTATACTGCGAAGGTTCAGAAAGAAAAGATTTAATTTTTAATTTATTGTCAAACAATGGATTTGAAAGAGTATTTGATAATGTAGCTTGTTTAGATCCGAATCCATTATGGTTTAATAAACCATATGAAGATTGGTATGTAAATTTAGAGCTGCTATAATGCAAAAGAATCAATTATTAATTTTTATTCAAATTCTAATTATATTTAGTGTGATAAACATACCAGTAGATGAAGGTTATGCTTATGATGTTTTAGCAATTGCTGAAGTAAAAATAATAAAAAATATTACAAATGCGACTGAAAATTTTTTATCTCTGAATGATAGTATTGAAAGACAGGTTGGTAAAAGTTTGCATTTTAAAATAGTAAATTCAGATGAATATCAAGCTCTACTTTACTCCAATGCTGAGACATTCAATGCAGTGGAAAAGGCAAGATATGGAGAAATATCCGCAAAAGAAGTAGATAATTTAAATCTAAAAAGATATAATTGTAAGATAAATTTACAAAATAAATTTTTTCCAAATTCTAAAGTTTTAGAAAAAAAATCATGAAAATATTAATAACGGGAATTACTGGTCAAGATGGAAGTTTAATGGCCGAATATCTTTTATCTAAATATAAGGATGCAGATGTATATGGCGCTCATAGAAGACTTAGCGTTCCAAATCATTCAAATATTCAACATTTAAAATCAAATTCTAGATTTAAAATAGTTGAAATGGATGCTACAGATCCAGAAAGCATAGGAAATGTATTTGCTGAGATTTTACCAGATTATTTCATTAATTTTGCTGCTAATTCTTTTGTTGGTAATAGCTGGAAGATGCCAGTTAATCATATGCAGACAAATGCTATTGGAGTTCTTCATTGCTTAGAAGCAATTAAAAATATCAAACCAAATACTAGATTTTATAATGCTGGAAGTTCAGAGCAATTTGGAGATGTAGATTATGCGCCACAAGATATTAAGCATCCCTTTAAGCCAAGATCTCCATATGGAGTTTCAAAATGCACTGCTCATCATTTAGTAAAAGTTTACAGAGAGTCCTATAATCTTTATGCAGTTCAAGGTATTCTCTTTAATCACGAAGGAGTCAGAAGAGGAGAAGAATTCGTCACTAGGAAAATTACAAAAAATGTGGCCAGAATCAGAAAAGCAATTCAAAATAAACAAGAATTTGAACCATTAAAACTAGGCAACATTCTTTCAAAAAGAGATTGGAGTGATGCTGAAGATTTCGTGCATGGAATTTGGTTAATGCTGAATCAAGAAAAGCCTAAAGATTATGTTCTGTCTTCAAATGAAACTCACACAATTCAAGAATTTGTTGAACTAGCTTTCACACACGCAGGAATTCAAGGAGAGTGGATTGGAAGTGGAGAGGGTAGAAAATATATTGTTCCCAGTTACATACATGATGTTTGTGAAATTAAAAGCTCCATTTTAATGGAAATTGATCCTCAATTTTATAGACCAGCGGAGGTAGATTTATTATTAGGGGACTCAAATCCAGCTAGAGATGAATTGGGCTGGAAGCCAGAAGTTTCATTCGAACAGCTAGTAAAAAAGATGGTTGACAACGATCTATCTTCCTGATAGTTTAAATTGTGGCGAAAATAAACAAGCGCACAATTTTAAAAAAATTAGTTGAATTTCCAAACAAGGGATCACGCATCTTCTTCTCGAAAGAGATGAAGATGCTGAATCTTTTAATTGAAAGGTATTCAGAAGAATTTATTGAAGCATTGACATTTGATAAAAAATACGAAAGCATTGCTATACTTTTATGCGATTCTTTCAAACAAGAACTTGATCGAAGATTTAGATGCTTTGAATACAAAATTGATTATTCTAAGTATGACGCTCACGAAATAAGCGACAAAAAATTTGGAGAAGATTTAAACTTAAACAAAAAACCAAAAACAGTAAGGGACTTTTTAAATGGCTAAAAAAGAAGAAAAGATTGTCACTTCAAATGAAATTTTATCAAATTTCTTGAAGAATAATAAAGAAAATCACTACAATTTTGAAGATGATTTTAATTACAAGGTATCAAGCGGCTCTTTACAACTGGATATCCATATGGGAGGAGGATTTGGACCTGGACTCCATAGGTTTTGCGGAATTAATGAAGGGGGAAAAACAAGTCAAGCATTAGAGGTAATGCGCAATTTCTTGAATACAGTCCCTAATTCAAAAGGCTTTTATATTAAAGCTGAAGGAAGACTCTCTCCAGAAATGAAGGAGAGATCTGGAGTTAAATTTACTACTTCTGCAGAAGATTGGAATACGGGTACTTGTTTTGTCTTTGAGAGTAATATTTATGAAACGGTCGTTGATGCAATGAGATCCTTGGTTGCCAACAATCAAGAAGGCATTAAATACTATTTCTTGCTTGATGCTGTAGATGGGTTGATTAGCAAGGTTGATCTAGATAAGACATTTGAAGATAGCAATAAGGTCGCTGGAGGGGCCGTAATAGCCGCGAACTTCATGAAGCGCATGTCTATCGCCTTAGCAAAGAGAGGGCATATGGCAGTCTTTATTTCGCAAGTGCGAGCCGATATTAAACTTGACCCATATAGTAAAGCTCCAATTAGGCAAACATCAGCAACTGGAGGCAATGCATTATTGCACTTCGCTAATTGGATTTTGGAGTTTGAGCCTCGATTTGGCGGAGATTTGATCTTACAAGATCCAAATAACAAAAAAATAGATTTAGAAAAAAATCCTCCAATCGGCCATTGGGCGAAAGTAACTGTTAAAAAATCTCCAAACGAGAAGACAAATCTCCAAATTCCATATCCAATTAGATATGGAAGAAAAAATGGAAGTTCAATTTGGATCGAAAAAGAATTGGTTGATTTACTTTACGCTTGGGAATTCGTAGAGAGGTCTGGACCTTGGATTAAACCTTCAGAAGAACTCGTTGAATTAATTAAAGACACAGGAGTAGAAGTTCCAGAAAACTTCCAAGGAGAAAAGGCTTTATTTAAATTTATTGAAGAAAATCCGATCTTAATTAAATTTCTAGTAAATTACTTTAAAAATTCAATTAATGAAATTCAAAACGCTTGATGGCAAGGAGAGAACCGTTAAAAATATCAAGCAATTTTTAATAAAGTGGGATGGAAAAAGCAGAAGTAAATTTCAATTTGAAGTAAAAGCGTTCCTCAAAAAATTTTGGGAAGGAGATGTCGTATTCGAAGAAATGAGAATTGCGGGCACTCGACTCTCTTTAGACTTTTACAACGCCAATAAAAAAATAGCAATAGAAGTTCAAGGAGCGCAGCATTTTAAATATACTCCGTTTTTTCATAGCACTAGAGGGGGATATTTAAAGCAAATAAAAAGAGACGTAAGTAAAATTGATTTTTGTGAATTGAATCAAATTAATCTTGTAGAGATTTATCCATCCGATAATATAAATAAAGATTTATTTGAAAAGTTTGGCGTTTATTTGTAGTGTAATACAAAATATGGCTAGAAAAAAAGTCAAATTTAATAAGTTTGAAATACCAGATAATTTTCTAGAAATGCTGTATGAATTTACAGGTTCAACAGAAAAGAATAAGGGATATATTCTTGTTTATATTGACGAAGATGGTAATGGTCAAATTAAACAAAAATACGATTCTCAAGCTACAGAATTTGCCTTAACTAAATTTTTAGAAATTTTTACTGAAGACAACTCGTCGATGCATCATGTAGAATTTGAGGAAAGCCCAGAGGAAAATGACGATGATGATTGACAATTGAATTTATACAATGTAGCATAGTTCATGATCTATTCGTATGAACTAGAAAAACAACTACTTGCAGGCTTAATTAAAAATCCAAACTCTTTCGTTGACATTTGTTCTTTCGTCAGCGAAAGAGATTTTTATTCCGAAGATTCGCTTCTAAATAAAACAATTTTCATCATCATCAAACAAGCGATTGAAAATGCAGAAGACATTGATGATGTTATTATTGCACAAAGAATTCAGTCAATAGGAATTTCTTTTGAAGACAATTTTAATGCGGCTGACTATATAAAGTCATTAGGAATGCGTAAGGTTTCCGAATCTAGCACCCTTAAAGCTGCAAAAGAATTAAAAAAATATACAATCAGAAGAGAGATTTACGACTCCTCGCTGGAGGTTGGAAAGAAGATGAAATCTCTCCCTCCAGAGAGTTCTTATTTAGATATCGTTTCTTCTGCGGATAAGATTTATAATTCTAAAATAAATTTTTACGAAATAGGAGCCGATACACCACAAAATATCTATGATGATATGGAGTATCTCATAGAGGATAGGGGAAATAATCCAATAAAGGAATTTGGCTTAATGGGTCCACATAAGAAAATAAATGAAATATATGGATCTCTTTTAAGGCCTGGAAATATTACTGTCGTAGTTGCTCGATCTGGCGTTGGTAAAACACAATTTTGCATGGATTACGCAACAAAGGTTGCGTCAATTTATGACGTTCCTGTCTTACATTTTGATAATGGAGAAATGAGCAAAGAAGAATTAATGATGAGGCAATGTACTGCTTTATCTGGAGTTCCAATGCACTTGTTAGAGAGTGGACAATGGAGAAAAGCTGGCGATGCAGTTGTGGAAAAAGTTAGGTCTGTTTGGCCCAAAATAAAAAAGATGAAGTTCTTTTATTATAATGTGGGTGGACTTGATGTTGATTCAATGATCAATACGTTAAAAAGGTTTTATTATTCCAACATTGGCAGGGGAAATAAAATGGTTTTTAGCTTCGATTACATTAAAACCACTGCAGAAAAGAGCGATAAAAATGAATGGCAGTTAGTTGGAGAAATGGTTGACAAATTTAAAAAATGCATCCAGAAAGAAATGCTTATTGATGGCAAGCCAATTATTCCTATGATTACTTCCGTTCAAAGTAATCGGACGGGTATTACGAATAATAGAAATTCACAAAATGTAGTTGACGATGAAAGCATCGTTTCTCTTTCTGATAGGATTACGCAGTTCAGTTCTCACATGTTTATTTTGAGAAAGAAAACGATTGATGAAATTCAAAGCGAAGGCAATCAGTTTGGAACTCATAAGTTCATATGCATTAAGCATCGTCACCTTGGTTCAGATTTGGCTGGCGCTTTAGAGCCAGTTAGAATTAACGACACAATGAGAAACAATTTTATAAATTTAGAATTTAAAAACTTTTCAATTACAGAAAAAGGAGATCTTCGTGATATTGCAGCGTTTCTAAACGGAAGAGCTGATCTTGATGAGGATTCAGATTTTACAATGGAAAGGGTTCCCAACTTCGATGAAATCTAAAATTCAATCTTCCCTAATTGAGCTTGGCTACGAACTCAATGATTTCGGAAATCATTGGAGAACGAAAGCTTTATATAGAAATGGCAACAATAACTCTTCCTTAAAGATTTATAAGGATACTGGAGTCTGGCAAGACTTTGTCCAAAGCAAAGCTCCCATGCCATTTAAAAAACTTGTTGAATTAACATTAAATACAACTGATTATTCTGTTATCCAAAAGTACCTCCTCGATTGTAAGGAGCAAATGGGAGAGATCGTAGAAAAAAAAGAAAAATTAGAAATGGAAAAAATTTATCCAGAAGACTGCTTAAAAAAGCTATTTCCAAATTATTCTTTTTACAAAAAGCGCGGAATCTCAGAAGAAACACAAAAGTTTTATAAGTGTGGATTAGCTTCTGCAGGAAGAATGTATAGGAGAACTGTTTTTCCTATCTACAATGATATCGGGCAAATTTTTGGTTTTGCTGGAAGGAAGGTAACTGATGAAGACGAGAATGCGCCCAAGTGGAAGTTGATAGGAAGAAAATCAAATTGGATTTATCCTGCACTCATTCCAGACTTTCCAGAAATAAATGACGAAGTTATTTTAGTAGAAAGTATTGGTGATAGCATGGCGCTTTCCCAAAATGGATACTATAACAACCTTGTGATGTTTGGATTAGATTGCAGTAGCACCTTAATAAATTTTCTTGTTTCCAAGGATCTCAAGTGCATTTATATATCAGCAAATAATGACTCTACGAGCGATACAAACAGAGGATTAATTTCCTCCATTAAAACCTTAATAAAGCTTTCTTCTTATTTTGATTTAAATATATTGAAAGTAAAACCCCCATTGTTAAATGATTTTGGTGAAATGCAAAATTCTGATAATCCATTATTATTTTGCGAATGGAGAAAAAGAAAAGAACTATCCATAGAAGAAATTTTAAATCTTATCAAGGAAAACGAAAAAGAGTTCGATAAAACAAAGCTAGCAAAATTTTATAAAAAATGTCTGAACGAGTAACACTTTCCGCAAGCAGAATAAAAACTGTTCAGTCATGCACTTGGCTTTATTGGTTTAAATATTTTCTAAAGGCTCCAGACAAGAGTAATGATGGAGCAAAAAGAGGAACTGTATGCCATGAAATTTTTGAATTCTTAGGAGAGAATAAAAAAGAATTTAATAAAATTCTTAAAAAGAACTGTATATCTGGTAGCAAAATTGTTGAAAACTTAATGCAGGAAGCTGCAATAAGAGAAGGCGTAGCAGATGAAAAAAATATCTCTTCAATCAAAGAGATGATTTTAAATGGTTTAACTTATGATTTTTATGGAGAGTCAATGGGAAAACTTAAAGAAAGCGTTTCGGAAAAGGATTTTGATTTAGACTTTAAAGACGAAAGAATTAATTTTAAAATAAAAGGATTCATTGATAAATTATTTATATCAAAAGATTCAGCTCTAATAAGAGACTTTAAGTCGAGCAAAGAGGTATTTAAAGGAAAAGATTTGGAAGACAATTTGCAAGATTTAATGTACGTACTCGCTGTGCGAAAAATGTATCCAGAATTAAAAAGTGTCACAAGCGAATTTATATTTTTAAAATATCCTCATAAAAAGGGCGTTATTAAAATGCCAGAAATTACCAACGAGGAGTTGGCTGGTTTTGAACAGCAATTAACAGATATTCAAAATTACCTTGACAATTTTAATGAAAAAGCTGCACTGAAAAATTTGGCAGCAAAAGCAGACTTTCCCAAAGATAACTCTTTTGGTGGTCCATTAATGTGTGGGTACGCCAAGTCTCCAGATGAAAAGAAGGCGGATGGATCTCCCAAATGGTTTTGTTCAGCAAAATTTGGATTTGAATTTTACCAAATAAAAGATGAAACTGGTAAAATAATTGACTCTTGCTTCAAAGAAGATTTAGAAAAATTTAAAGAAAAATATTCAGACAAGCAATTTGTGCTTCATAAATATAAAGGATGTCCCGCCTTTTCATGCAAATAGATTAGGCTTGACGAAGCGTCCTTTACGGAATAGCATTCGTTTATGATTCCGTTGTTCAAGTCCAATTTTTCAATTGGCAAAAGCATACTCACTTTGGACATGCCAGAAGATGACCCAGATTCTTCTTGTGCAGATTCAATTTTGCAAATAGCAAAAGACAATAATTTAAATCAGATTGTCTTGGTCGAAGATTCAATGATTGGCTTTCTTGAGGCGCACAAGTCCTGCAAAAGTTTAAATATCCAACTCATTTTCGGCCTTAGAATAAATTGCTGCAACGACGTTTCAGAAGAGAACAAAGAACAATCAAAACACAAAATAATCATCTTTGCAAAAAATGATTCTGGCTGCAAACAGTTAAATAAAATTTATTCAACTGCATTCTGCGATCATGGAGGTTTTATCGACTGTAAAACTCTATCTTCTTTGTGGAGTGAGTCTGACTTAAAACTAGCAGTACCATTTTACGATTCTTATATTTTTAATAATAGTTTTAGCTTTTCAAATTGTCTTCCAAATTTTAACTTTACTCAGCCAGTTTATTTTATTGAAGATAATGGGTTGCCATTTGATTCAATTCTGAAACCTAAAATTAAAAATGTAACTTCAGATCCAATACTAGCCAAGACAATCCTTTATAAAGATAAAAAGGATGTTTTTGCATTTCAAACATATAAATGCTTAACTAATAGATCATTCGGAAAAGAAATATCCTTATCTAATCCAAATTTAAATCATTTTGGTTCAGATGAATTTTGTTGGGAGAGCTACTTAGAAAAAAATGGAAAACTTACTCAGGTTTAATTTCGACCAGAATTACTTGATTCTGGACACGGAAACAGAAGGTTTGAATTTAATCTCGTCCAGACCTTGGCAAGTATCTTGGATTACCGCAAAGGGCAAAGCAATCAAGACCAAGAATGACAGATATGTCAAATGGCCAGATTTAAAAGTCTCAGATGAAGCTGCAAAAATTACAAACTTTGACAGGCATTTTTACGAATCAAAAGCAGAAAATCCTTTAAAAGTTTTAAATGATCTTTGGTCGGTTTTATCCGATCCTAGCTATATTATTGTTGGACAAAACTTACTTAACTTTGATGTTTACATCTTGAATATCTTAAGAAAACATTGCGGTTTGGAGCCCGATCATTCTTACATATCTAGAATTTTAGATGTTCGAGCTTTAGCAATGTCATTAGCTTTAGAAAATAAAGATTTTCAAAAGGACGATATTTTGTCTCAATATAAATTCGTCTCTTACAGGGATAAAAAAATAAAAACAAGCCAAGCATTCTTGCTGAAAAAATATGAAATTGAACATGATCCCACAAAATTGCATAATGCTTTGTATGATATTGAGATGACGTTCAAGATTTTTTTAAAACAAATTCAAGAAATTAATATTTAATATGTTCGAAGAATTTCAAAAATACGAAACTCCAACTGCGGTTGGCGTTCTATTGCCACAAATCAAAATAGAAAACAAGTACTACGATATGCTCAGTATTCCGAGCACTTCATCTAACTTTGATTTTTTAAGAAAGCTTGCTCACAAAGGCGTCAAAGACAAGGGAATTGATAAATTACCTAACAAGCAAGAATATTACGACAGGGCTAAAATTGAGCTTTCCATCTTTCAAGAGCTTGGATTTATTGATTATGTTTTACTGAATTGGGACATATTGAATTTTTGCCATGAGAATGACATTCCTACTGGTCCAGGTCGCGGAAGCGCAGCAGGTAGTTTAATTCTTTATTTGATTGGAGTGACCAAAGTAGACCCAATTAAGTATGGACTGTTCTTTGAAAGATTTGTTTCAAAAAGTCGCGCCAAAAAAATTGAACACAACGGAGTCACTTATTTGGACGGCTCACTGCTAGCAGATGTTGATAACGATATCAGCTACGAAAGAAGAAAAGAAGTAATCCAATACATTGAAGAAAAATATAAAGGAAAAACCTCAAAGATTCTCACGATGAATACTTTGAGCGGTAAACTTTGCATTAAAGAATGTGGTAAAATCGTAGGGGAGTTGGACGAAGCAAAAGTAAACGAAATTAGTGACTCCATCCCCAAAAAATTCGGAAAGGTTGCGCCCTTAACAGAGGCGTACAAAGAATCTGAAAAATTCAGAGCTTTTGCAAACCTCCATCCAAAAGTATATGAAATTGCTCGCAAATTAGAGAATTTAAACAAAAATACTGGAGTTCATCCATCTGGAATTGCCATTTCATACGATGAAATGAGCAATCTCATGCCAGTTCAGAAAACCAGCGATGGAGATTTGGTTTCTGGATACGACATGAATAACGTATCCGAACTAACTGTTAAATTTGATATTCTTGGACTTCGCACTCTTTCAGTACTTCAAAACGTAGCAAAAGAAACGGGTATTAAATTAGAGGAAATAGATCTATCTAGTTCTTTGATTTATAACAATCTGCAACAACTTCAGAATCCCCAAGGACTGTTTCAAATTGAAGCAGATACAAACTTTAGAGTTTGCCAAAAAGTCAAACCAAAAAGTCTAGAAGAATTATCTGCCGTAGTGGCAATTGCAAGACCTGGAGCTTTAGAGTTTTTGCAGAATTACGCAACATATACGGAAACAGGAAGCTTCCAAAGTGTTAATCCATTTTTTGATGACGTACTTTCCTATACAGGGGGCATTCCTCTTTATCAGGAACAGTTAATGAAAATGGCAGTTAAAGTAGGATTTACTCTTGATGAAGCTGAACAGCTTAGAAGAATTGTAGGAAAGAAAAAGGTTGATCAGATTGAAGCGTGGAAACAAAAAATTGAAGACAAGATCAAAGAAAATGGTCTTTCGGAAGAGATCGCATCTATACTTTGGAAAGTTGCGGAAGATAGCGCAAACTACAGCTTCAATAAATCGCACTCAATTTCCTATGCGATTCTTGCAGCTTGGACTATATATTTAAAATTTAATTATCCACAAGAGTTCTTTTTGAGCTTGCTTAAATCGACCCAGTACGAACCAGATCCACACGAAGAAATCTCCAAAATCTCAAAAGAGCTTTGTTATTTCGACATGAAGCTTTTGCCACCAGATTTAGCAAAGTCAGATTCTGACTTTAAAATTGAAGGCAGAGACATCAGATATGGCTTAAATTCAATCAAAGGAATCTCAACAAAAGTATTAGAATCTCTTATTGATTTTAGACAATCCACGTTTGTTAATAAATATGATATTTTTATTGCTGCAAAAGAGTCTGGATTGAATATCGGGGCATTGTCAGCACTAATTCAAGCGGGAGCCCTAGATAGCTTTTCTAGCGACAGGTGCAGGTTGGTTTTGGAGGCTCAAGCTTTCAATTTACTGACTGATAGGGAAAAGATTCAATTCGTTAATCTTGGACAGAATCATAATTTTGATATCTTAAATTCAATTAAAGCGGTCGTTAAAGATTCAATGATTGGAGACGACAATAAAAAAATAATGACTGACAAAAGATTCGAAACCTTTAAGAAAAAATATCAGTCGTATAAAGAAATTTATGATAAGAATGCAAAGCATCAAAAATTTGCAAACTGGTTTTTTGAAAAGAAGCTTCTTGGCTACTCTTATTCACATAAAATCAGAGAGATTTTTAAAGATGGCGACGAAAATAATTTTGCCAACACTCTAGAGTTTAGATCTACAGAAAACAACTCGCAAATTAAAATTGTAGGTTGGGTAACTGAAGCGGAAAAAAGAACAAGTAGAAACGGAAACAAATATTTAAGAGTAAATATTCAAGATGAATACGGCTCGATGTCCGCCATGCTCATGGACGGCAATCGAAACAAAATGACGGAATATTTTGAAAACGGTGGTAAAACTCCCAAAGAAGATAGCGTTGTAGTATTGACAGGACGGAAATCAACGGATACGATGTTCTTGGATAACATTTTCATATTGGATGAAAAAATCTATATGAAACTCTCAGAACTAAAATAGTGTAAAAAATGAAGATGGAAAAATACAATCTAGTTCCTCGGGCAAAAAAATCCATTGAGGACGCAATTGAAATAGCGAATAAAAATAAGCATCAAAAGGTCAATTCCGCGCATTTATTTTACGCTTTATTAGATAATGGCACTATAGCCATTAAAAATATCTTAAATCATTTTAAGATTAATGTAGACGCTTTAAAGAATTGTTTAGTTATAGAGCTTCCCACTTTAGAGTCATCTTTTTTTAAGAAAGCTGAAAAAACAGAAGATTGGTGGAGTGAAGATTTAGAGTTTAGTTTACGCTATAGCTATGAACTTTCTAAAGATCTGGATCAAGAATTTATAGGTGTAGAGCACGTAATATATGGAATTTTTAAGAGGGACAGCTTCTTAAGAAACTATTTAATTTCAAAAGAAGTTCCCGTTGAAGAAATCGCAGATGCGATCCTGCAAACTCTTCACCCAACAGAAAGTGGACAAGATCAACCCCAACAAGAAAAAGAAAAATCAGACCCAAGCAAAAAAGAGCAAGGAAAATTTGTAGAAAAATATTGCAATGATCTCACTAAATTAGTTTTAAAATTAGACTCAAAAATTAATGGCAGAGATTCTGAGCTTGATAAATTGATTGAGGTTCTTTCTTGTAAAGTAAAGAACAACGCTATTCTTGTTGGCGATGCTGGAGTAGGAAAAACTGCCGTTGTTGAAGCGTTGGCGCAGAGAATTAATTCGGGTGAGTGTCCAGTATTTTTTGCTGGATTTAAAATTTACTCACTTGATCTGAGTGCACTTGTTGCTGGCACAAAATACAGAGGTCAGTTTGAAGAAAGATTTAAGGGCCTGATAGACGAATTAAAAGAAGATCCCCATGCCATCTTATTTATTGATGAAATTCATTCTATCGTAGGAACTGGCTCAAATGAGGGCAGTTTAGATTTGGCAAATATGATTAAACCTCCTCTAGCGAGAGGTGAAATAAAATGCATTGGAGCTACAACTCATGCTGAATATAAAAAATATTTTGAAAAAGATTCGGCATTGAATAGAAGATTTCAGTTAATTAATATTGATGAGCCTAATAAAAAACAAACATTTGAAATCCTCAAGAAAGCAAAAGTTTCATATGAAATGTTTCATGGGGTGACCTATGATGATGAAATAATCAATAACATTATTGAACTTTCTGATAAATATTTGCCCTACAGAAGATTTCCAGATAAGGCATTTGACATCCTTGATAGAATTGGAGCGAAGGGCAAATTGATTAAATACGAAGTTCCAGATAATATAAAAAAGATTGAAGAAAAGCTTCTTTCTTATATGGATAAAACAGATTTGTCTTCAGACATTGAAAAGCAAAAATGCGAAAAAAAGCTCCAAGAATATTTAACGAAAAGAAATGTCTGGATAAAAAAGACTTCTGAAAATTTGTTTAAAATTGAAAACGATCACATTTTCGAAACCTTCTCTAAGATCAGCGGTTTAGATAAAGAGAAACTAAAAATAGGTTCTGCAAATAGTGTTTTGTCGCTAAAAGAAGAGATAAATGAACTTGTGGTAGATCAAGAAGAAGTTATCAATAAAATTTACGAAATTCTTCTGTGCGCAAAAGCTGGAATTAAAAAGAGAAAAAAGACTTTAGCCAATCTACTGTTTATTGGATCTACAGGAGTTGGTAAAACGTATACTGCAAAAATTATTGCCGAGAAATTTTTTAATAAGCCTAATTCTTTCCTACAGATTGACATGGCTGAATTTGTAGATAAAAATTCAGTTTCAAAACTGTTAGGAGCTACTGCAGGATATGTGGGTTACGAAGAAGGAGGCTTGCTATCTGAATTTGTAAGAAACAATCCCTTCTCATTGATTCTATTCGATGAAGTTGAGAAGGCTCATCCTGATGTAGTCAATATTTTATTAAAAATAATGGACGAAGGAATCATTATTGATAACTTCAACAGGAAAATTGATTTCACAAATACGATTATTGTAATGACTGGAAACATAGGCGCAGAAACTGAAACGTCAAAATCAATGGGCTTCGTGGTACAAAAAACTACAGAAACAAGAAAGAATGATTATGAAAACTCGCTCAAGAAAACATTCAAGCCAGAATTAATTTCAAGATTAGATGAAGTCCTAATATTTAACAACAAATTTTCCAAAGATGGACTTATCAAAATGATCTGCTTCACTCTTGATGAAATTAAAAATTCTCTATCTGAGAAAAATATAAAATTTAATAAAAACCAAGAGCTTCTTGATCATCTATACAATTTGATTGAAAAAGATGGAAATAACGCAAGGGCAGTACAAAAAGTATTAAGGAATAAATTTGAATTGCCACTATGTAAATTTATTGTTGGAAACGAAAATTTAGAGGAAATTTCCTTTAAAGTTGTTGACAACGAACTAGTGTTTGTTTAATATCACACATATGAGTACTACTAAAGTTACCGCAAAAACCACAAGCAGGCTTACGAGAACAACGTCTTCGTTGTTTGATCGTCTTCCAAATACCAAGGGTCGATTCTTCGGCCTATATCTCTCAAGTGGCGAGCGAATTAATGCTCAGTATCGCAGCCAATCAGATCGATATCTTATGGTATATGATCGTAATAATGTTCGAAATCGAAGGATCTTAAAGACCCAAGTTGTTGGAGCAACTGTTTAATATTTAATTCAATCAAACTCCAAACCCCACCAAGGAAACTTGGTGGGGTTTTTCGCTTTACAATGTAATATAATATATGAACATATTGGACTCCTTAAAAGAAAGATGTTTTTTAATACCAAGAGCGGATTTTGTTCCAGAATCTCAAATGGAACTCATTAAATTAATAATGAAAAGACATGGCGAGGAAAATTTGCAAACCGTTAAACTTATTGATGAAAATGATGATTATGATTCTTTTTTTATTGAAGCGGACGATCTTGGAATTTGTTTAAAAATGTCCTTTGATCCTATTCCAATATATTATGAACATATGGTGCTTAAAGGAATAGAAGAATTGCAATTAGCTCCACAAGTAATTGACAGAAATGAAATTCCATATGGACAAAAAATTTTCTATACACTGCAGTCTTACGAATACTCTGATAATTTAAATTCAATTGGAAATTCAGCAATTCTAGATGAATACTTTAAAGACTTTAATAACAAATTATCAATACTTCACAGTTATACACCACCAGAAGAAGTGCACGAATACCTAGATGACACAAAATCTTTTTTAGAATATCAAAATATTAATTTTGACAAGATTATATCTTATGTAGATAGTGGAGAAGAGGAAGTATTTAAATTTATTAAAGAAATATATACTGAAACATTTTCAGAAATGTTAAGTATTTTTAACGATAATGAAAAAAAGATAACATCAAAAAGATTTGTTCATGGCAACCTAAATAGTAGCACCATTATCAACAACTTATCAAAATTTAAATTTATTAATTTTGAAAACTGTTTTTTGGGAAGCCCTTTATTTGATTTGGTAAATATAATTTTTGAATTGCAAATGACGGGTTTAAAGGAGCATGATTTTCTTTCAAGGAGAATGAAAGATTCCAAATTAGTAGAAAATAGACTAATGGCAGGAAGCTTTATCGAAGAATATAAGATTTGCAAAAAAATTTGGATAAGAAAAAAATTCTTAGATTTGATTAAAGAGTACGTGAAAGAAGTTATTATTTTGAATAAACAAAGAACGTCAAAGATGGCAAAATTAGCAACAAATTTTTCAAAGCATTTTTATAAATTTGCTGGAATACCTGTGTTTGACAGGAATAAAGATTTATTTGTTAGGACGTTTTCTCAATTAATTTTAGATAACTAAATCGTAAACTTCTTTAAAAACAGCAGGAACAAAATTAATTAATTCTTCTTCCGTATCTGGCAAATCTAAATCAGTTATGTCTCTAAATTGATTTTTTAAATTTACAATATAATTTTTTCTTTCAGCGTCATCTTGCTCTAAAGCTTTTAAAAATGCCTTATCTAATTTTTCAAAAAGAATAGATCTTATTTCTCTGAATAGATTTTTTCTAATTTCTTTTGCAATAGAAATATTAATTACAAAATCTTGTTTTGATTCGTCCCAATAGTAAGAATTAATTACGTCTAATTTTCTATTCTTGTTTGGTGGATATATTTTATACTTATTTGGCGCAGCCGAAGATACATATGAATAAGCTTCAGCTTGACTTTTAAAATTTGAAATTTGCAACAAACCGTCTTTTAATAAAATTAATTGATACATATTAATATCCTAAAATATTGAAATGAATTACTCCGCTCGCATTTGCTCTTGTTAAATCTGAATATGGAGTAGCTCCACCTTTACAGTTTGTAAAATTAAAATATATTTCAGAATAGGTACTACCATTTTGAAATAAAGATAATTTGGAGTCAGTGGAGCATCTTCCCATATTTGAATAAAGTTGAACATTTATGGGAGATACACCAGTACCAGCGCCAATAACAGGACTAGCTATAGTCGTTACACCAGTAAAACCTAAAGGACTCGGAGATAAACCAAAGGCAGTATTAGTAGAAGATACACCAGTTATAGCACTTGTAAGTCCATAAACATTAAAATTAATTAGAAATGGATATTTTATTGGTTCACAAAAACAAATTCCATGTGCATATATTAAACTTGTCGAAGTTGTATTCTGAGCATAAATTTGAGCAGATTTCAAATTAAATCCACAGCAAAAAGTTGCCCCCCCAGCAGAAATTCCTAAAACTCCCCAAGCTTTTGAAGTATTTGCAGATTTAATTACTCCAGTTTGACTTAAGCCTACATTCAATCCAGAAGAAGAAAAACAACTGACCTCGGTCCCCTTTATCTGTTGAAAACAATTAAAATAACCACAGTTTCCAGAAATTAACTGATTTCCAGATATAGTATTTCCAGTTATATTTTCAGCGCAAATTGACTTTGTACAAAAAGTATTGTCAACACAAACTGGCCCTAAAAAACAAGAAATAGTACTACCAAAAGAACAAAAATTACGAAAATAACTTGTTTCCGTGCCACATAAACAACCACTAATTGATAAATTACCAGATATGTTATTTGGCCATGTTATTGCCGTACTTGTTGAAATTAATTGAAATGAACATCCAGAAATAAGATTTGTAGTTGGACTACTTAAAGGCGAACGTATATTTAATGAACCAGTCAAGTTTAAATTTCCAGAAATGTTCAAGCCATTTGGAAGAGTAGAATTAAAATAACCAGTAGGAATACAAACACCACTAGTGCATATGCCACTTAAAAATGCAGTTTTATTTCCAGTAAAATTTAATCCATTTGCTTCAGTTATGGAGCCATAATCATTAATGCATAAAATTTTATTATAAGAAGTTTCATAATTAGAAACACTTCCCGAGGAGCAAGTAAAATAACCAGTTCTTGAGCAAATATAATTATCAGAACACAAAAAAGAAGTATTTCCAGTTACAAATAATCCGCCAGAAAATGCGGCATTTTTGCAAAAATAAGAACATGTATTTATACTTAATCCCACTATAGCACTATCAGAATTAAAATAACAAAAAATACCAGATCCAGTTGTATTTCCTCTTAGGTAAGCCCCACCACTTAAAAATGTTGAACCATTAAACAAATTATTATAACTACTATCTATTGGAGCATTGAAGCTGATGTGATCTCCGCTTAAGCAAATAGATGGTCCACTACTTGTTGACAATTCCAAACATTTACCGCATATACTTACTCCCAAACCATCATTTTGACATATGTAAAAGGATTCTATTCCAGCATTATTTAAAAATCTTACTGCTTGGTTACAAGTTGAATTTGTATTCCTAAGAACTAAAGAAGGATTAGTCGAATAAGATTGAACACCTTTATAATTAGTATCTATTCCAGACCCAAAAGAAACTGTGCCCTCTTCATTAAATAAAAAATTACTACCATTACCAGAAACAGAAAAACATCTTGTATTTGGAACTAATAAATTTACATTTGCAACCTCTTTAAAATCAATTGTATTTTTACATAATTGAATGCAAGAATTGCCTACATAGATTCCAGTTTGTTGATTTCCATCTTGAACAGTGAAACCATCAACTAATTCAGTTGGACCCACAAATCCACCAGTTAATCTAGTAAAACCTTCCTTTAATGTAAAATCTATTTGTCCGCTCGTATTGGATAGAATTAAAATACTCATTCCTTTTTCCTTGTTCTCTGTGTATTTTTACACTATTTAATTTATAATTCATAAATGAAGAACATTATTTTTCAAATCAATGGCGGAATTGGAAAATCTATTATGGCCACCGCAGTATGCAGAGCTATAAAAAAATCTTTTCCAGATTATAATTTAATTGTTGTTTCTGGATATCCAGAAGTTTTTATTGGAAATCCTAATGTGCATAGATTTTATAGGGTTGGAATGGCCCCTTATTTTTACGAAGATTTTGTAAAAGGAGGCGATACAATCTTTATGTGCGATGAACCTTATCTCGCCAAAGGATACTTAAAGAAAAATATGCATTTAACTGAAGCTTGGTGCGAAGTTTTGGGCATTAAATACGATGGTCCAAAGCCAGAACTTTATTTAAATCCAGTAGAGATCAATAAAACAAGATTTCAATCTCCAACTGGTAAACCAACTTTAATCTTTCAGCCTTTTGGCGGAGGCAGCAAGGACGTTCAATATAGTTGGAATCGCGACATTCCCCCACATCAAGCTCAAGCCATCGTTAACGTATTAGGTCAAAAATATCATATTTTGCAATTTTGTAGAGAAGATCAGATTAAGCTTCAAAACGTACAACACATACATGCACCATTTAGGGATTTGTTTGGATTAATTCAAAGCTCGCAAGCTAGACTAGGAATTGATAGTTTTATGCAGCACGCCGCTGCCGCATTTAACCAAACAAGCACCGTCTGTTGGATTACAAATAAACCCGTAGTTTTTGGATATAAAAATAATAAAAACGTAAATCCAGACTCAAAATTAAAGGTACTGAAGCAAGTTTCTATTGAAGGGTATATTGAAGAACATGATTTTTCTGGACATAGAGTTCATGATTACCCATATAGTTCTGCAGACGTTTTTGATCTTAACGAGATCATTAAGAACTTTTAATAGGCATTTCAAACAAAAAAAAAGCCCCGCTTTTGCGGGGCTTTTTCGTTTTCTATTTTAAATACTTTTAAGACAAAGTTGAAACGAAATCTGTTACAGCTTGAAGTAAGCTTTCATTTGTCCACTGAGGATTATCGTAATTTTCACCAGATAGCGAGCCCAATTCTACAGGATGCTGAAGTCCACGTAGCCAAACAATAACTTTTTGATGGACTGGATCGTCTAGAACTCTTTCGATAGAAACTGTAGAAAGTTCAACAGTTTCTGCTGGACGGATGGTAATAGTTTTAGGAGATTGAAGTTCGAATTGCATATCTATATTATAAAATTAAAAATAAAAAATTAAACATCTTCGCCTCCATCAAATATATCAACTGGATCTGTTCCAGGGTCTTCGCTTGCATTTATTTCTGGAATTTGATTTTCTAAATTCAAAACTTGAATTTCTGTAGCTGCGCTTTGAGGACTTATGGCTGTTGAAAGAAAATTTTCTATTTGCTGTTGTGTAGTCAATAAATTAATTTCTTCTTCATATATTGATTGAACAACTTCAATTTTATTTGTCCATTTCATTTTAGTCACGGGAGAATCATGAACTCTAAATATTACTCCACTAACTCCCGTTTGAGCGTCAACAGAAAAAGAAAGTTGGCTTTTGCTGTAAGTAGTGGTAAATGGACCGCTTACGTTATAAGTATTTTCAAAATCTGAATAAACGAACATGGAAGAATCTACCGAGTAATGTTGATCTGTATTTCCATTCCAATGTTGGCCTATTCCAATTAAAGAGCTTTTAATTAACCAAGCTTGATTTGTATAATTTTTTCGCAATTTAATGTCAAAGCATCCAATACAGCACCCTTGATTTCCGTTAAAATCAACCCCCTCAGTATCTCTAGAACAAACAAAATAAGAAAATTGTGTCGCCCCAGAAGGGTAATAACTATTTGATAAAATCATTTCTCCGCTGTTTTGTGCATGTGGATTTATGCCAAAAACAGGGAATCCTGTTAAGTTTACTCTAGATATTCTTTTGTATAGACCCATATTTACGCTCGATAATAAACATTGGTCATTAAGCCAGTTCCGCCGTTGCCGCCCCAAGGATAAATTCCCTCTCTATCTTCTGATACCTTTACAACAATTCCTTCAAATTGTTGAATTGAATATGGAAACATTTGATCAAGAGCAGAGTTGGCATATATTGGATATGTCAAAATCGGACTAGCTGGATTATAAGGGTAACTATAAAATTGAATAAATAATGGTTCATCATTAAAACTATTATCAAAAAAGAAACCCACTAATTTCGTAGCTGTTTGACTTACGACTTGAGGATCTCCAGATAAGTTAATGTTTCTATAACCAGAACTGGTTGGAGGTTTTAATAATGAACTGTCGCCTAGCCCAGCCAAATCGGCAGGCGTCATTGGTCGCCATTCCGCCGTATCTCCATCGTAAATATAGGAGAACTGCGGATTAGCTTTTCCGTGATAAACGTCTGATGATTTGTAAACGGGATTTGGCATCTTAAGTATAAATAATAGTTACATTCGAACTTGATTTTATCAATGAAACTGGAACAGGGACTGTGAATTGAATTGGCTGGGCACTCCCAAAAAAGATAAATTTATCATCCAACGTAACTAAACTATTTGTATTTCCAGAGGCGTAAACAGCGTGCAAAAAACTACCATTTGGCAAAGTAACTGAAGCCGCTCCGCCAACCAAAGATAAACTTTTTGATGTTTTTAAATAAGTTTTATGCATTTTAACTATAAATTAATGTATATGGTAAACCGCCAGAAAAACATTGGAACGACACTGGCACTGGAAATTCGACTCTTCCTGCACTTATATATATACTGTACGAATCTACTTTAACGCTTGCGGCAGCGTTATTCGCTGCATTGTAAACGCCATGTAAAAATGAGGCACCTGGTATGCATTGCACGGTTCCCGTTAAATTTCCAGTATATCCAAAAATTTTTACTGAATTTATATAATTTTCCGCCATATATTTATTTCTTACACTTTTAGAAAGACAGTAGTATTTAATTATAATCTAGTATGAATTTTAGTCTATATAAACCTAATCCAAAGGTAACTGGATGCGCTTTTCAATTCAAATTGGGACAAGGTAAAAACGGGGAAAAGGCCGTATACGTTAGCGCAATCCAGCAGGGCTCTTGGAACGAAAATACAAAAACTGGATCTTTCTCCGAAAATGCAAAAAATCCAGAAAAGACGGCTAACATTAAACTAAACGTAAATGAATTAGGAGGTTTGCTGCGAGCAATCAGAGTTTATACAGAATTTTCCGCTTTTCACTCTTTCGAAGAAAATAAAACACAAATTTCTTTTAAACCATACAGCAAGAAAGATGGATCTGAGGCATTCTCCTTTTCAATCTCAAGAAATGGAAATCAAAAATTTGGCATTGGAATTGAACTAGCCGAAGCTGAAGCTTTATCTGAATTTATTAAATTTTGCTTATCTCAAATTTTCTCTGTAGAAAAATCTACAAACTAAAATGAAGAAAAAGAAAATTTTATTTCATTCAAATTATTCCAGAGCTTTTACTGGATTTGGAAAGAATACAAAAAATATTCTAAGATATCTATTTCAGACTGGCAAGTACGACATTGTTGAAGCTGCGAATGGAATTCCCTTTCAGTCAGAAGAAACAAAAAGACAGCCTTGGAAAAGTTATGGTACTTTTCCCCCGCACGAAAAAGCTGAAAGGCTTAAAGCTCAAGACCCAAACATTGAAAGATCTCTTGGTTATGGAGCTGGAATGATTGACGAACTCATTAATTTGGAAAAACCAGATATTTATGTTGGAACAGAAGATATTTGGGGCTTTTTAGGATATTGGGACAAGCCTTGGTGGGACAAAATTAATTCGATGATTTGGACAACTCTTGACAGTTTGCCCATCTTACCAGATGCAATTAATGCCGCGCCCAAAATTAAAAATTATTATGTATGGGCTTCTTTTGCTGAAAAAGCAATGAAGCAGCTAGGCTATGATCACGTTAAGACTTTGCGTGGATGCTTGGATACTTCTAAATTTTTTAAGCTAGAAGCTTCAGAGAAACAAAAATTAAAAGAAAAATTTAATTTGACAGATTCATTTGTGACTGGTTTCGTTTTTAGAAATCAATTAAGAAAATCTGTTCCAAATCTATTGGATGGATTTAATGAGTTTAGAATTCAAACTCCACAAGCTAATGCAAAATTATTGCTTCACACGCATTGGTCCGAAGGTTGGGACATTCCAAGACTTTTGAGAGAAAAGGGCATACCAAATGAATTAGTATATACCACTTATTTTTGCCACGCTTGTTCTGAATATGAAGTCAAGCCCTTTACAAAGCAAAATATTCCTTGTAAGTTCTGTGGAACTTCAAATAGCCAAATAACAACAAATGTTGGAGCTGGAGTCTCAGACAAGCAGTTAAATGAAATTTATAATTTAATGGATGTTTATTGCCATCCCTTCACTAGTGGAGGACAAGAGATTCCAATTCAAGAAGCTAAATTAGCAGAGCTAATTACATTGGTTACAAATTACTCTTGTGGCGAAGATACTTGTACTTTAGAAAGCGGTGGAATGCCATTAGAGTGGGTTGAGTACAGAGAACCTGGAACCCAATTTATTAAAGCGTCCACTTTGCCCAAGAGCATTTGTGAAAAATTAACTGACGTATTTTTCCTACATCCAGATAAAAGAGCAAAACTTGGCAAACTCGCAAGAGATTGGACAATAGAAAACTTTTCAGTAGAATCAATCGGTTCAAAGCTTGAGAAAATTTTTGACGAAATGCCAGAAATTGATTATTCCAATTTAACTTTTGAGGAAAAACAAGTTAATCCAAATTATAAGTTTCCACAAATTCAAGACAATGAAGAGTTTATTATTGATCTTTACGAAAATATTTTAAATGAAAAGATTGATAAAAATCACGCCAGTTGCATTGACTTATGCAATCAATTAAAATTTGGAATTTCAAAAGAACAGGTTTTTAATCACATAATCGAACAAGCCAAACAAAAATTAAATAAACCAAAAACAATTGACTTTGAAGATCTTTTGGATAAAGACGACGCGGGCAAGAGAATGGCAGTAGTCATTCCTCAATCTGGCGGAGATGTCTTTTTAGTCAATGCTCTTCTTGAGAATTTAAAACAATTATATCCAGAATACAATCTGTACATTTTTACAGATCCTAAATTCTTTGATCTAATTAGAGACAATCCAGCGGTTCATAAATGTGTGCAGTATAGTCCAATGTGCGACAATTTATTATTTTTAGAGGGTCAGTCAGCACATAAGGGATTTTTTGAAGTTGCATTCTTGCCGCACATCACTACCCAAAAACTATTTGGTTATCAACATAACGGAAAAGACAAACTTCAATTTTCATTAAAATAATATGGGACATCTTATAGAGGAATACGCAAAATCTTTGGGCGTAAAAATCGGCAAGCCAGTTATTGTAGATCATTTTTATCCAGTTTTAGCGGAAAAATACGTGACAATTCATTCTGATAATAAAATTGATTCAAAAGCTTATGAATATTTTCCACAGGTAGTAAATCTGTTGAAGCCAATTTTGCAAAAACATGGATATGAAATATATCAAATTGGCGGACCTCAAGACCCAGTATTAGAAAATACAGATGGAAGATTTTTGAATTTAACATATAAGCAGTCAGCTTATTTATTAAAGAAATCTAGTTTACACATAGGAATAGATAGCTTGCCGATTCACATGGCTAGCAATTACAATACTCCTATTGTGGCCTTATACTCCCATATTTACCCATCTAATGCGTATCCGTACTGGTCGTCCTCAGAGAATACGATTTTATTAGAGTCAGATAAAAAAGGAAATAAGCCGTCTTTTTCGTATCAAGAAAGCCCTAAAACAATAAGAACAATTAAGCCAGAAGATATAGTAAATTCGGCTCTAAAATTACTCAAGATCGATGAGACTGTTAATTTTAAAACTTTAAAAATAGGAAGCCATTATCATGTTCCTATTTTCGAAGTGATTCCAAACTTTAGAGCAAATCTTGAAGATCAAAAAAATAAAACATTGTATATCAGAGGCGACTTACATTATGATGATCAAATTATTGCTTTTTGGTGTCACAACTATAAAGTAAAAATCATTGTAAATCAAAAACTACCAATTGCTCTGCTTGGACAATTTCAAAAAAATATAGAACAAGTTTTCTTTAAGATTGATGACATAGAAATTGAAAACGAATATTTCGAAGAGCTTAAGAAATTTAAAATTAATTTTGTTTTATGCACTCAAAACAAAGAAAAGCTTTCAGAATTAAGAAATAAATATTTTGATTTTAAAGTTGAACATGATGACCTGCAGGAAAGAATTTCGAGAACGGAAAAAATAAATTCAAAATTTTTGACCAATAAGTTTCTTATTTCAGAAGGTAAAATTTTTGCTAGCGAAGCTCACGTTAAATCGAACAAACAGCTTGACACTAATAATGAAGTCATCTATGATGATGATGCATTCTGGAAAGATGCAGAACATTTTTATTTCTATGAACAAACAGGAAGAGCAAACGAAATTCAAGTTGAACGAGGACGGAACGATCAATTGGAGAGCAATGATCAAATCGGAACATCTTTATCCCAATAAAGATTGGTTTGAAAGAAGAAATCAAACTATTCCAGATTCCATTGAAGGTTTGGCAGATAACCAACTCTTAATTAAATTAGGAGGCATCAAAGAACTCGCAAAGCTTCGTGGATATAAATCAGTAAGATACGAAGTAGTAAAGTCTGAAAAAGATTATGTAGTCGTTAAGTGTGGAATTCAGTGGAGAGAATCATCTTTTGAAAGTGAGATTTATTTTGAGGATATTGCAAATGCAACTTTGCAAAACACTGATGATTTTTGTGCTAAATTTTTAGAAACAATTGCCACGAATCGAGCTTTTGTTCGATGCGTTAGAAACTTTTTAAATATTCACATTGTTGGAGACGAGGAGATTGACAAGTCTCGAAATAAAGTCTCTCAGTATGAAAATACTGAACAAGTAGTATCTGACATCACTCCGCACGGGATCTTAAAAAGAATAGCAAAAGAAAAAGCTAGATGCCAAGACTTTGATGAGTTTAAAAATCTTCTAAGAAAACTTTGGACGGAAGAAGTTTATCAGAATGAAGATGCAAAATCTTGGGCTTCATTTAAAGATATTCCAGCTAAAGAATGTAGGAAATTAATATCTCTTATTAAATAGTATGTCAAAATCCTTTGTCAAAAAAATAATCAATACCGAAGAATTAAAAAAAGTTTTTGAAGACGTTCATTCTTTTCACGTTAACGATAACGAAATTTATGGACACGCTTTAAATTTAAAACACGATGTAGATTTAATAGCTGAATCTATATCGCATGAATCTCTTTTAATTTGGAACATACATGTTTGGGCCTACTTTAATGGCGAAAAGTGGGACTCAATATTTATTGGCATAACTAGAAAATCTGAAAAATTTGGCAAGAAAATAATGGATGAATATCTTTGGCTTTCTAAAAATTCTTCCGTGGGATTACTCTTGTACAAAGAAGCGGTCAATTTTGCCAAATCTCAAAAATGCGAATATATTTTTATGAATGCCGTTGAGAGACATCCTCTTTCAGAAAAGATAAAGAAGTTTTATAAAGCAATTGGCTTCGAAAAAGATTCTGAGGTTTTTGTAAAAAAACTTTAATAATTCAAATAGTAGAAACTTCTCTTTGCTGGTGTAGAAAATTTGTACATGCCCGCTTCATCATAAAAAGTTTGAACTTGCACAATATAAGTTCCTACTTCTTCTCTTGCTACTTTAAACGCATTGTAAACAAATAAATTTGAATTTTTATCATAGGTTTGATCAAAGGTTAAATTATCTATTTCAAAATTTGAAGTTTGTCTGGATGGGGTTTGAATTGATATTTTAAATCTTAAATAAGATAAAGACGAAATGTCATTTGTATCTAAATTCCAAGTTATATTTAAATATTTATTTGATTCAAATTCAAAAATTTGAATTGGTTGCAAAATTGGAGTTTTTAATAAATCGTCAACACTTAAAGATTTTGCTGAAGTATAACCATATAAAGCATTAAACGTATCTTCTAAATTGTCAACTTGAGACTCTTCTATTTCTGCAAATTTATTTTGATCAAATTGAGTCGCAAATATATCATATTCATTTATATAATTTTCAGTTATAGAAAGAATTCTGAAATTTGGAACATTTTTATTTAAAATATTAATTGAGTATGCCGATCCAGTTGCAAAAAAGTCTAATACGTTTGGAACTTCTCGTTTTTTAAAAACTTTAACTTCTGAATATTTATTCAATAAAACTCCATTCTCTCCAGTATGTCCAGAGTTTAAATATTCAGAAATTAGAAAAGACTCAATAGAAGGCCTATCATTTTCTAAAATTCTTGAATATGCAATTTCTGGTTTTTTATATTCAACCGTATTAAATTTTATATATTGTGCATTAGATTCGGGATTAAAATAATATCCAGTATATATTAGAGTTCCACCAATTCCAGTTCCAGATAGATTTACAAATCTTCCACTGTCAAAATATTCAAAAAAGTATTTCTTATGTGGAGATTGAATTTTTATTTCTTCATTTAGAACAGAATCTAAAATAATTCTTCTTCCACTATAAGTGGAGAGAGAGTCAATTTCGTAATCGCCAGTTTTTATTTCCCAATGTCCGTGTTGAGATGGAATCCCATATAAATCACCTTCTTTATAAAAAGAATAAATATTAATTAATTTATCTATAGGAGTAGTTGATGGAGGTTGAGTAAATTGCTGTTTAAATTTACCAGAAAAACTCCAATTATTTGGATTTGATCTATATGGAGTTAATGTTAAACTTGGTACGCTTACAGCACTTAAAGATGGGTCATCGTCAGTAATAAATTTTGTTAAAATATTTCCAATTGGAGAATTATTCGTCACCAAATTTACTGAAGTTGGAACGAATTCTGAATACGAAGCCATGTCTTCATATTTTGGCTTTGCTAAGGGCGTATATAAAGTTATTGAACCAGTATCATAAATTCCCGATTCAATATGCTTATCTATGGTTATTTTAAATAAGGCGTCAGCACCAACTACATTTTCAATGCTCAGTATTTTTCCGTAATTTTTATACGAACTTAAAAGTTCGTCGTGTATTCTTATAATATCTCCAGGTTTGTATAGCAAAGCTCTCATATCAGTTGTAAAATTTACATTTAAATTTTCTTTTGCGGTATGATGTAAAAAGTGCTTACCAACTCTTTTGGCTTGAGCCCTAGAGGTCACGCCAAAAGCATTTACTTCTTTTTTTAATATTCCCCTTTTTCTAATTCCATCTGAATCTTCAACGTATTCAATCGCTGGCTTATAATTATTTTTTTCATCAACAAAAGCTACATCAACAGCCGTAAATTCTTCATCTTTTTTAAGATTTGTATAATTAAATAGTCCATCTTTTACGTCAGAATTTGTAAATTCTCCAACTGGTGGTTTTGGCATTTCCGCACTGAACGTAATTAAGGAATTCATGTAATAAACATTTCCTTTGAAAACAGAAGCAATTTGATTAATCATGTCAAAAATATTAAATTTTTCTTGTATTACTGCATTAAAGGCGTGTCTCGGTTCAATACCTCCTAACCCATTAGGCACGCCTTTAAAAATACCATTTTCGTCAACTGCATCACACCATCTTGCTATTTTATAAAGTTCCCAAATATCCACTTGTTCAGACTCTATATAGTTGCCCAAACCATATCTTTTATTAACAAGCATGTCCATTATTATCCATGCTGGATTGTTGGTCCAAGCAAATTTAAATGTTCCATCCCAATCTCCCGCGTAAATTACAGCTTTGTTAACACTTGACATTAAATATCTATGATCTTCATCTTTATCATTTAAAGGAAAATAATTAGAGGGCACTAATACTTTTTTTAATTTACATTCAAATGTTCTACTGGGAATTTGAGAGAAGCTTCTTGAATCCAATTTCATTCCTACTATGGACGACAATGGATATGAAAAATTTTGTTGTATAATTTCCGTGACTTTTTGCAAAGAGACACTTTTAGAAATTAAAGGAGATAGAGTTTCGTGAGACAATCTTGTAACTTTAACAAACCTTCTTATTACTTTTCCACTTTTATCAACTTTAGGTGGAGGGATTCTTATTTTTAAACCAGCATCATTTGCAAAGACATTTGTTTCATTTCTTGGAATATTTGTAAGAGCATTCTGGCCCAAATAATAAATGTCTAATCTTCCATTATAATTTGCTGCTCCCTTAAAAGGGTAAAAATCTTCTAAAAAACTTAAGTCATTTGCAATTCCCTTCGATTGCAAAATTTTAGTTATTTCTGTTGCTAGTTGCGAGTCAGTAATAGAAGGTGAAACATCTTGCTTAATATAACAATAAGATTTATTAACACCATTTACATTTAATATAAATGATTTTGAATTAGTCCATGCATCATTGTAGAAGTCGGGATAAGGGAAATTAATTTCAATGTTGGGATAAATATTTGCCATATGTAAAAATAATTTAAAAATTCTAGAGAGAGCTTCGCCTATGGAGCCCAAGTTGGCACATCTACGATCCACGAAAGAACTACGAAACCTTTTACAAAAAGTTCTTTATTATCATTAACAGTTGCGAATGTAGCAGGTGGATCACCTATATATGTAACAGCACTAAAAAGCCAATAATTTTTATCATTCCAATTTATAGTAACTGGCCCTGTTCGGCTAATAACTTCTACTTTAGAAGTTATAAAATTATCGACTAATCTGTTTAATTCTATAGCGGTAAGAATAGTTCCTCCATACTCATTTGAAAGTAAATATGTTAGAATAAGATTTCCATCTTGATCGATCATTTGGTTTCCATATTCATCCACTGCATATACAATTTGTGCTGACCCAACAGTAGCAGATACCGCAGTTTTACCAATATTGTCTAGTGAAATCGTAGCAGGACTTTCTTCTCTAAACCAATCTAATCTAATTATATCTATATGATCTTCTATTCCTTGCCCAGTTTGAGTATTTACATATTTATTTGCAATCGAACCATTGCCCCAATCATTCATTATGACTAAAATAACATTTAATTTTTTATCATGTATAATCCAAATTTTTGGATAAATAACAATTGGGACGATTGGCAATCCAGGCACCCTATTCTCAAGTAAAATGTCATATCTTTTATCTTTTAATTCTGTAATTGTTTTTATATAAATTGCATTAACAAATGCAGAACTATTGGGAATTTGTTTTTGAAAAACTCTCAGAAAATTTGCGCTACCATCTGCATTAGTTTTATTTATGTAATCGTAATAAGTTTTATCAAATATTCTATTAACGCCTTGAGCTAAAGTGCTGACGTCTGGAGATAAATTTTTTAATGCAGTTTTTTGAGCAGCCGTTGATCTTAAATAAAGATCAGCTCCATCAAAAAACAAATTATCAATTGCGCATTCATTATGCGTAAAATATTTACATAATTTATTTCTAATATCAGTTTTACTTAATTCAATGACTGAACAATAAGTTTTTGCATTTTTTATTTCCTTTTCAAGCAAAAGGCAAAAATTTTGTTGATTTGAATCATTAAAAATATTTGAATAGTTGGAGGTTATCTCAGTAAATCCTGCACTAGTTAATAATTTAGCATTCGAAGTTAAAGCGGTACAGTTATTAGTAGCGTCTATTTTGTCTGCCAAATCTCCATAAGAGGAAAAACCAAAAGTATTTGATTCAGTAATATATTCATGCGATAAATGCAAAATAGAAGAAAAATGACTTGGAGAAACATTATTTTTTAAATCCACTTTAATGGTATTGCCACCATTTGCATTAACAGTAGTTGTGATTGGCCAACTAGTACTACTCTCACATATGACATCAGATAAAAAAGATCCAAATTTACTAGGAAGGCTTTTTTTAGTCATGCCAAGATTCGATTTATAATATAAATAATCAAATCCAGAATAATATGCGTTTGAACCGAAATAATCCTTAACCATTTCATGCGAAATGGCCCTGTATTGCGGGCAATAATTAAATCCAGTTAATTGATTATTTGTTACATTTCCACTTATTAAGCCATGAGTAAAAATTATAAATTCGTTTGAATAATAACCTTTTGCGTCGTAATTAATGGTTGGATCTGTTAAAGTTAAATTATCAAAAGATTCAATCGTGAATTCTTTAACTTTTAAAACTAAGAAGCAATTTGGATCTGTATCGCATTTTATTTTGTAAGTGTTATATCGATAAGGATTTTCTATACAATCCGTGAGATTTGCGGTAAAGTAAGTTTTAGTTAAATTTTGATCAGAAAATTTTGTGTAAGGAGCGTAATAAAGATCGTCACAATATAAATGATTTTGATCTAAAAGCAAATTAGGTTCCCAATATTTAGTATAACATTCAAAAGCATTATAAATTGAATTATATTTAGCGTACGAAGGGCCACCAGCGGAAAAAGGGCAAAAATCTTTCTCTAAACCAAAATAATTTAAAACTTCATCGTCTAATCTTGAATGAGTTCCAGTTTTTATATTTGATAAACAAAAATCTTCAAAAAAAGTTCCAACTAAAGTATTTTTCAAAAAACCACTTCTATCTACTAAAGAACCATTACTAAAATGTTCTATCTCTAAAGTATAAGCTTTTTGATTTTTATAAAAATTAGAAGATCGGTCAGCTAATCTTGATAAGTTAGCTAGAAAAGATTTAACACTGGGGTGAGATGATCTACCAATATCTATTCTGGCTTGATCTGTAGATATACCATATATATCAAAGCAATAACAAAAATAATTTCCAAAAACTAAAGAAGGAGAAGAATTTTCTTCAGTTTCATAACCAGTTTCAATTTGTATTTTTACTGTCGTTGGTAATTTTGTTCCCGCTGCTACTGTTTGACAAGCATTTCTTAGTATTGAGGGACTTAATGTAGGATCTTTTGGTTCAAGAATCCAACTCCCATCTATAGATTTAAATTCTGAAAAAGTTGACCCATTAGTCACTTTATTTTCTAAATAAGTAGCCGAATCAATAAATAAAGTATAAGTTATAATTGTATCCGCATGAAACGCTGATTCACCATAAGCGTAATCTAAATTAGAAAATAAAATACTTGAAGCCGTAAGTATTTTAGCTTTTTGAGTTATCGAAGAAAAAGAATTATTATATAAATAAATATTTACATCATTGTAAAAATTTTTATTACTAGCTAGATTTGATGCATATAAAGAATCAGTTTTATCTTGTGAAACATCAGTAAAGGTGACACTATAAATATTTGAAACATTCAATAATTTTCCATTTTCAAATTTAATTAAATTATTTTCTAATAATTTTGTTAAGGAATAATTTGTAATTGATGTTGTTTTTACAACGCTTGTACTGCCGTATGTATAATAATCAAATAAATTTATATTTTTTAATGAAAATTCTTCAAGCAAATTTTCCAAAGCGTCTAAACTTAAATAGTAAGCATTTCCTTGAGAAACTTTTTTCCAAAATGAAGTTTGTTGTTCAAGGTAAGCTTTATTTAAACCAATTAAAAAAATGTCTTGAATAGAAGTGCTGCTTCTTGCTCCATTTACTGCTGGTATTTTCAAAAATGGATAAACTATATAGTTATATATATTTATATATTTATTAGGAGAGAATAAGGCGTGATAACTTGTCAAATTTTCGGCCAAAGATCCAATTCTATAATTTGTTGTAGAAAATTGCCAAGATGCAAAAATTTCGTGCCAAGGAATAATTGAATTTATTTTGGTCGATATAACATATCTAGTACTAGTACTTGAAGTGGCTGCAGTTTTATAATTTACTGTAATTGTTGCAAGAGTATTTCCAGCGGGAAGAATGCCAAAATTTGTAGTAGTACTAGTCGCAGAATAAGCACTTGTGACAACGGTGGAAACTAAATCTCTGTCCCTTAGTCCAAATTCATAAAATAAAGAATTATCATCGTTTTTTGTCTTTAATTTCGCATCAAATGAAGAAGGGTCTAATTGGTTTTTTAATACTCTAAATCCTCCTTGTAATGCGCAATATTGTGTAGGTATGAGATAATTTTTTAACGTAAAACCATTTGACATTGTTGCCAAAGAATACTTTGGAGAAAAAAGTTCTTCTAAAGTTTTATCTGTTGATACGTTACTATTTTTAGTATAAATTTTACTAAATTCTGATATGGCATCGTAATATGTTTTTGATTTATTAATAACCTCACTAATGCAAGTATTTACAATTGTAATATCGTCACCACCTCCAATTATATTAAAATATGTTCCATCATCAACAGCTAACAATACTTTACTGCTATTGCTAGAAAAAGAATATCTATTTGGATTCAATATGTCTCCATAAGTTTTAAATCCTTTAGGGACATCATCAAGTTGTTCAGATTTTGTAATGCCTAATGTAGTATGCGCACTAGTAGAAGTACTCATGTCAATATGAGCCATGTCATTTAATGCATTTACTGAAATAGTTACATAAATGTCTTCAACATTATTATTATTTATATAATGAGTAACTGGGACCGCTTTTTGTTCACTTTTTTGAGCAGAAGTTTTATCATAAATTGCATAATTGAATCTTACGCTTCTCGCAATAAATGGGTTTCCATTTTTCCTATATTCAACTGGCCAATTTTTAACCCATCTTATGTCATCACTAGTTTCATTTTTTATATCATTATCAGTTAAGTTTGAAAATCCACCGCCTGCATAATCGCAAATTCTAGCAACTCCGCCTGGAGCAAATGCACTATTTATGGGAGATAGTGCGTTTTTAATTTTAAATGGTCCAACTAGTTCTTTATTGTATTCAGTGTCAATTTGTACATTCTTAAAATATCTAAGAGGAGCTTGAATTTCAGAGCCATTTTTAAATTCAGCTTGAACTAAATTGTAATTAAATAAAGATTCTCTATTTTGATAAACATATATATAATTAAAATATCTATCTAAAGCGTCCTCTATTTTTTTTATTCCCAATTCTTCATCATATATCGACCATATGAAAATTTCTATATTTAGAAAGTCATACTGAAGAAAATTTGAATCTACAGAAATTAAATTTTTAATTACTGTATTTTTGCCGCTAGGAGTTTGATAACTTTTTCTCAAAAAAGTTCTAGGCATCTCAAAATAATTAAACGAATTTAAATTTTCTGAACCTATAGAGAAATAAAAATGATTACCTAAATTTGGAATATCCAAATTTATTGGATAATCCTGATTTACCCCGCCTTCAGTCGAATCAAATAAATTTGAATTTAAAAATGCTCTTATTCTAGGAATAGTTATCTTTGTTAAAAATAATTTTTCCTGTTTTACTGGTATTAATTCAAAAGCCCTATTTAATAATTCAATTGAATCAAAATTTTTTGTTGTTAATTCAATAAATTTTAAAACTGAATTATCTGGATGATAGCTAGTAATTTGAATTGGGCCTGTAAAATTTTTATCAAAAATAGAAACTTCTTGCTCGGTTATAAGTAAATTTAATTCTTGATCTTTTGTTAAAGTTCTATACTCTTGTTCGTTTATCTTCCACAAGGATTTTAATTTGTCCTTTATAAAACCCATTGGTATAAACTGAATATCTCTAGCGGAACTTTCTTTTATTGGCGTGTCATTTAAATAAATGCCTTCGTATATATTTTCGTCATATAGTTTTTTGCCATCTCTATTTATTAAACCTTCAATTGGACCATCAGACAAAAGGTCTATCATTTCGGCATAAGAGAAAGAACTTATTGCATTTGTGTCTCCCATTTGAGGAGGCGTCAAAACGCTAGGAAATTGAACTACAACAGGAGGTGGGGGCGCTGGCGGACCACCACCTCCAGCTCCCATTATCGTTAATTTTGATTTATTTAGAAAATGTTTCATTAATTTGCTATGAAATCAGAAATAAAAGATGATTGTTGCAACTGCGTAAATTCAATTACATTAGTGATATTTGAGTTGTAATTTTTAATATTTATTGCAACCACATTACTATTCACTTTAAATTTTCCATAACCAACTGGAATTGAAGAACCTTGTTTCGCAGTATTTTCAGAATTGGAAAAAATAAAAGATTTTCCCCTTGCTTCAACTGCAGCAGTAGCACCACCAACTGCAATTTTTTGTTGTGGCGGAGCTGCCGTTTTTTGCAAACTTGAAATTAAAAACGAAACACCTAACGAAAAAGCTGTTTGTAGAACTGTTCCTATTACAAAAATAGCAATTTTACTGCCCGCAAGACCTATTGCAGCAGCAATCATCGGAGCTAAAAAACCAGTTCCAATTATCGTAGGAATAATAAAAATAGTTTTTATTTTTTTATTCTCTTCTAATTCATGTTTATCTTTTATAATTTCGCCATCAACTATAATGGCATAGTCGCAGCCCATTTGACTTAATTTTTTCAACTCGACAAAAAAACCACTTCTATTTACTTCTATAGCTCTAAAAGCTTCCAATGGATTTTTTATTTTAAATTTAAAAAATTCTCCAAATTTTTTACCAAGAGCGCCTTTAATGATTATATTAGTCATTTATGCCTAAGTTAGATGTTTCTAAAAAATCTTCTTGCAAGCTTTTTTCAAAATTAATCGATTGTTCGTAATTTTTTATAGAAATATTTATGATTTTGCTTGCAATTTTATATTTTCCATAACCTATTGGAATTATTCCGCCTTGAAAAGCTCTGTTTTGACTTGTGTCAAAAAGATAAGATTTTGCTCTGGCGGATGAAGTTTGAGTAGCTCCTCCTGTGGCCCTACCTTGTTTAGGCGGAGCATTTGGTTTGGGCATCGTTAATGCAGTCACTGCCAAACTAATTCCAGTCATTATTAAAAAACCAGCAGTCATTGATGCCAATGTTGCAGCAGTGCCCACACCAGCAAGCATTGCTAATGTAAAACCCGCCATTATTGCCCACCCAATACCAACAACCATTAAAATTACTGCTGCTATGAGAATTGCCCATTTTCCAAATCCTATCACCGTTGGAACCACTTCTAATACCTTTCCCATCTCAGAAGCAATTACAGAGTAATGCTTCCCATTTTGAGAAAGTTCATTTAAAGTTTTTCTAAAATCTTTTTTTATAGAATCAATGGCGCTAACCAAATCGGTAATTCTACCAAGATTTAGTTTAACTGAATCTCCGTATTTCTTTTTTAAAAAACCATGAAATTTAACCGTCGTCACATTTTCTCCTTTAACCTTTGTATAATATTTACATCATAATCCTTGTATTGAGGTTCATAAATAAAAAATTTTTCAGTTGTTATTGAATAAATAATAAATGGAAGGCAGCAATTTTCCGAAGTTCTTTCGTCAAATAAAGACGCAAATTCATCGCCAGACAAGTGGCTATGAAAAATACCTAAAATTTTATTTTCTTTTATGAAAGACAAATAATCATAAGGATCTATTATAAAATATTTATCTGGCTCCTTTGAGCGGTTTTGCATTCTTTGATAGATAAATTTATTATTTTCTGTTAAACCAATTAATCCGCAAACTTCGCAAAATAAATTTCTTTCCCCTTCGTTTTTTAAAAATGGAACAATTGCGTCAATTTCTTTAAAAATTGATATTTTATTCATATTGGAATCTATCGGTTCCAGGGAAGCCGCCAAATGGCAAAATTCCATTTACGGTATCAAAATCATTATTTGGTAAATACTCAATACCCCCAATATATACAGCAACTGCAGATTGAAATCTTTTTTTGCAAGCATTTATAGTTTTTGAACAACCATCTTTTTGCCAAAGATCGGGCGACTTATTTGGGCTTAAAAATCTTGAAGAAGTATGATCACCAACGCAAACAAACCAAGTTCTTGGTGGATCTTTAAATCCATTAAAATCTATATTACTTATATAAACTATATCCCCTTTGACATAATTTTTATCTTCTAGCCATAAATATTGCTTAATTGTTTCTTCAAATGTTCCATTTTTAAATTTGCTTGAGTTTATTTTTAACCGACCCAATGGTAATTGAGAAAAATTTTTATCATTTTCCTGACAAATTAAATCTCCTTGATAACCACATCCAGTTCCCCTATATTGCCAATAACAATATCTTCCATAAATTGCGCGAGTTGCAGTTTCTAAACTTTCCAAATCAAACGGACTGATTAATTCAAACTGAAGCAATACTTTATTTTCAATTAATTTTTGAGAAACTATATATTTTTCCTTTGAAATATAACTCAAAGGATTTGGAGTGCCGAATGGATTTTGATTTTCATCAAAATTTTCGTTATCTATATTTTTTAAAAACACTCTTATTCTAACAAATTTTCCATTTCTAAAATCAGAATAATCTCTTAGAATGTTAGAAAGAATAGAATCCGTATTTGCTACTGTCACCTTGGGTCTTGGCAAGCGGCCAAGTATGTTTGCCTCAAAACCTTCCACTTCAATTGCTGAAGCGAAGTATTTTTTTCCAGACCAAATAATATCTTTTGTTAAACCATTTGTTCCAGAATGGAATCTAAAGGGCTCTTGATCTACATCAAAATACATTTCATAAAATTCTAAAATTGCGCTTGGCTCCAACTCAATAAAAGATTTTCCCAACTCCCTTCTTGCTTGAAGACTCAGTTCATCTCTAGAAATTGTCATAATTTATAATAATAGGATTTGACTTTTAATCAAAAAAGATTACACTTACTATATGGGGTACAGAAACCGCTTCGATCACACTGGGCAAAATCAAAAAGACTCCGATCTTGCGGAAAATACATTTAAAAAAATTGCGCTATCAAAAGGATTTTTAGTTAAAGACGCTTCAAAAAGACAGCAGCTTTCTCATATTGATTTCTTCGTAGAAGATAAAAACAAAAAAATTTATACCTTTGACGTTAAAGCTCGAAAGAAAATTTCAAGATCAGACTCGCTAACTGCAGACGACCTGATTTGGGTCGAATTTAAAAATGTGGCTGGGGCAGATGGTTGGCTTTACGGCGCGGCTGACTACATTGCTTTTGAAAGAGAGTCTGATTTTCTTATTATAAACAGAAAGAATCTTGTTACCTTGTGCGAAAGAATAGTTCAAAACAAGAAAGTCTCTTCGTCCAAAGAAGCCTTGTATGCAAAATATACTAGAGATGGTAGAAAAGATGAAATTTCATTGATTAAAATGGAAGACATCTGTAATAGTATGAAAACTTACATATGGACAAAATAGCAGATATAAAAATCGTCGGGGCAAATAAAATTTTTTCAGATTTATTAGATAAAGAATTTTCAAATGTTACCTTGGAAAGTGCCGCAGGAGCTTTTGTCTTTAAGATAAAAGAACATCAAGAAATTTTTATGAATGTTGGCCCAAGAGTGACGTTATCAAAAGATGGAATCTTACTGGAGGGTTATTGCGTAGTTGGAGATTCTTTAGGAAATCTTTGTATTTTAATTAGTAAATTATCATGAAATTAGCACTGTCATACAGAGACGTAATATTAGTTCCAAATTATTCAGAAGTCTTATCTAGAGACGAACTCTCTACAAAGATTAAATTGCCGTCGTTTAGTTCTTCTCATTGGTTATTCAATAATCCAGTTTTACCATCAAACATGGCTTGTACTATTTCTTTTGAGAAAGCAGAAGAATTAGCTAGGGCTGGATACTTTTATATTCTTCATAGATTTTATGATTATGAAGACATTTTGAACTGGATCGTAAAGAAAAACGGCGAACTTTTAGTTAGTATTAGTGTCGGGGTGAAGGAAAAAGATTATCAATTTCTTGAAGAACTTGCTGATTCTTGCGCTCCAGTTCACTATGTAACAATTGATGTCGCTCATGGACATAATTTAAATGTTAAAAAAATCTGCAAATACTTTCACTCTCTTCCTTGGAAGAAGAAGCCAATCCTAATTGTAGGTAATGTGGGTTCAGTAGAAGGAGCAAAAGATTTAGTTGATTGGGGCGCAGACATTATCAAGGTTGGACTTTCAATGGGATACGCTTGTACTACCTATAATACAACTGGAGTTGGAACTCCAATGTACTCCCTCGTCAAAGAGATTTCTGAAGCAATGAACAATTCAGTAATCGCAAGAAAAGTTCCAATCATTGCAGACGGTCAAATTAGGGAAGTCGGTGATGTTTGCAAAGCATTACACGCTGGGGCTTCATTAATTATGGTTGGTTCTCTTTTTGCTTCGTGTTTTGATAGTCCAGCTCCATACTCAAGCGAAAAGAAAGAATATAAATTATTTTATGGTTCAGCTTCCGCCCAAAATAAAGGCGAAGATAAATACGTGGAAGGGAAACAAACCACTTTATTTGTTTTTGAAGACTCAATGATTGATTTAATGAAAAGATTCGAGCAAGGGATTAAATCAGCAATGTCTTATGCTGGAACTACAGATCCATATAAATTGTGTAAAATGGACATAAGGATTAGATATGTCTGAAGAAATTAAAAATAAAATTCAAAAAATCGTAAACGTCTTCGAAAGTGGTTCGCCCGAAGGAGATTATGGGTGTATTTCTTTATATGAAGACGGACCAAACGGAATCAAGCAAATCACCTACGGTAAAAGCCAAACAACCGAGTGGGGAAATCTTAATGCGCTTGTTAATTTGTATATTAAAAATGAAGGCTCTATTGCGGAAAAGTTCGAGCCTTATAAAGACAAAATCGGAGTCCGTTCTCTTGTTACTGACAAAAATCTCATTGCTATTTTAAAAGAAGCAAGTAAAGATCCCATAATGCAAAGAACGCAAGACCAATTTTTTGATATTCATTATTGGGAGCCAGCAAAAGCATGGTTTACTAAAAATGGATTTAAATTAAATTTGTCAATGCTTGTTATTTATGATTCTTTTATTCATTCTGGTTCTATCTTAAAATTTTTAAGAAATAGATTTTCAGAAACTGTTCCAGCTTCGGGTGGAGACGAAAAAGAATGGATTAAAGCTTACGTTAAAACAAGACACGAATGGCTTAAAAAGCATTCAAACAGTATTCTCACAAAAACAATATATAGAACACAAAACTTTTTAACAGCTATTGACCAAGACAATTGGGATTTGTCTAAAACTTTTCTGGCAAACGGAACTAAAATAGCTTGACTTTGAGCGCAAATTTGTTAGTATTTACATATGCAAACTCAAACAGAAACTGAAATTCCTACGCTTACAGAAGCAATCCGCAATTCTAACATGGCTCAAATTGATTGTCTTTGGGCCATCCTCAAGTATAAAGAAATTGGTATTTTGAGGAAAGTGAAGTGCATGGCCGAAGTTTTTGGGCCACAATTTGATCTTGAACAAGCATTGCGCGAATGCCCTGTAGATGAAAAGGGCCGAATTGTAGATTATAGAACCCGCCACCTTATTCACGACGTTCTTTTGGAATGTTCTCGTAGAAAGTAAAAATGGAAAAGCAAGAATTTGTCGAACCCTTACAACGCAAAATTGTAAGTTACGAAATCATCGATTCAAAAGGAGAATACGTTACTGCTTACAGTGCGCATCTCTTTCTAAATACGAATGGTAAATTAGATGGACTGCAGTTAGCTAAAGATGCAGTCCGCTGTAGACCTGAGTTTAGAATCGTAGAAGTTTACGAAAATGGTTATCGACAAGTAATTAATTTTTAACCGCAGGTTGGACAAGTAGTTAAGTCGTCTGGCTCATAACCAGAAGATCATGGGTGCAAATCCCGTACCTGCAACCACTCTTAGTAACCACAAACCCACTGGTAATAGGTAAGACCGTAATTGGAACGTAGCGGTCTGTAAAATCCTGCTAAGACGCGACACATGCCTCTTCTGGGAATCTCGGAGGAGTAGGACTGGAAACGGTCGATCAGAGTTGTGTGACTAATCGGAGAGACGATTTTAATTAGCTCGTCCACCATGTGTGGAAGGAGTAACGAGATCGCCTTTGGGTGATTTCAGCCTGCGACACCTGCTAGTGGCTCCATGCCGCTAGGTTTGATTGGCGAAAGCTCTTCAAATTAGTGGTGTGACTCTAGGAGAGACTGGAAAATTTATTCCAAGATAGCTCAATGGTAGAGCCTACCGCTGTTAACGGTATTGTTCCTGGTTCGAGTCCAGGTCTTGGAGCCACTTTGGGGTAGTTCGCATAGCGGCTATTGCAGAAGACTGTAAATCTTCCGCCTTCGGGCATCGTTGGTTCGAGTCCAACACTACCCACATTTCCACTATCTTGTGTAAGATTATGTATTGCTACAGTGACCAGAGTGGTAATGGCCCCGATTTGTAATCGGGTTTTCGTGAGTTCAATTCTCACCTGTAGCTCCCTCCTCCGTTACCCAAATGGCTAAGGGAGCAGTCTGCAAAACTGCGAATGTTGGTTCGATTCCAACACGGAGGTCTTTTTGTGTAAATATAATTGTATGTCTTTAGAAAAAGGAATCCTCCATAAAAAAGAACATAGGAAACCATATAAAGGCTCAAAATCCTTTGATCGTAGTTGCCGAAATCATGGATCATGTGGATGGTGCTATGACAATAGAACCTTCTTTCATAAGAAGCGCCAAGCGTTTTCTATACAAGATTTAAAAGAATATAAAAATGAACTGCAACAATCATCCTAAATTTTTTAACAGAAGAGAATTTTTGACCAATTTTGGATTGGGATTCGGAGGGCTTTCTCTTTATTCAATGTTTGGTTTAAATCCATACGTTGCAGAGGCGGTTTCTCCGACACTTCCAAAACAATCGCATTTTCCTACTAAAGCGAAAGCAATCATTCATTTGTTTGCTGGAGGCGCTCCATCTAGCGTTGACACTTTTGACTACAAGCCATTTCTCCAGAAAAATAATGGATTAAAAATGGATCATGGAGAATTATTAGCTTCGCCATTTGAGTTTCACAAGTCTGGGAAATCGGGAATTGAAATTTCAGAAGTATGGCCCGAATTAAGCAAACACGCAGACAACATAGCAATAATTAATTCTATGTTTGCTGAAATTCCAGATCATGGAATCGCAGCTAAAGTTCTTCACACAGGAAGCCCACAGCTTCCAAAACCCAGTTTGGGCAGTTGGGTTGTTTATGGTTTAGGCACTACAAATCAAAATATGCCAGGCTTTATTAGTCTAAACGGATCTTCCGTATCTAGACAAAGTGCGTTTCTCCCTGGAATGTACCAAGGCAGTAACATAGACTACAGGCCTGGAGCTACGGCAGATCAATTAATTAATAATATTAGAAGTCAATTTTCGTCTTTAGATAGACAAAGAAGACAATTAGATTTTACAAAAGCTTTAAATTTAAATCATATAAATACAGTTCAATACGATGCTCAATTTGAAGCTCGTATGGAAACTTTTGAAACTGCATTCTCAATGCAAATGGAAGCTACTGACGTTTTCGACATCAGCAAAGAACCAGAAAACATTAAAGAAATGTATGGAGCAAATCCTAATGGATCTAAACTTTTAATTGCTAGAAGGTTAGTAGAAAGAGGAGTCAGATTTGTTCAAGTTAGTATTGGTGGCTATGATCACCATGAAAACATTAAAGAAGCCATGCCTCGCACCACTAAGACTCATGATCAAGCTATTGCGGCACTTATCGCAGACCTTAAACAAAGAGGATTGTTTGATTCCACTCTGATCATATGGGGAGGAGAATTTGGTCGCACTGTAACAGCAGGCGGTTCTGCTGGCGCTCCAGGCCGCGATCACAACGGCAAAGCTTTTTCCACTTGGTTAGCTGGTGGAGGAATTAAAGGTGGTCAGCGTTATGGAGAAACTGACGAAACTGGAGGTAGAGCAGAAAAAGATAAAGTCCATGTCCACGATTTGCACGCAACTATTTTACATGCAATGGGATTAGATCACACAAAGTTAACTTACACATACAATGGAAGACCTTTCCGTCTAACTGACGTATACGGAAACGTAATTAAAGAATTATTTTAATGACTAGAGTTGATAAACTTGAATGGTGGTTGCAACTTGCTGAAGTCGCAGCCAAAAGAAGTGAAGATCCATATTGCAAAGTTGGAGCGGTCGCAATTAGAGAAGATGGATCAATTGCTGCCGTTAGTTATAACGGAGCACCACCCAAAATAGAGATTGATTGGTCGGATCGAGATAAGCGGAGGCAATTTGTTATTCACGCTGAAACAAATTTACTAAGATATATTAAACCTCATGAATGCCCTGATATAGCAATGACACTTGCCCCTTGTTATGATTGCTTAAAGAATTTAGCTTCATATGGGGTCAAGAGAATATATTTTATTAATTATTATGATAAATGCGACAAAGCTATTTTAGCAAAAATGGCTCATATTTATAAAATAGAATTATACCACTGCGCTTAATGAAAAATTTCTGGTACATATGGTCAAAAGCCTTGGGAGAAAAGGCTCACGAAAACAGACATACGGCAGATAAAGTTGCAATAGTAAGAACAATAATCTTTTTGTCTTACTTAATAACAAATGCTTTTATTATCGCTGGCGTTATACGCCATTGGTAATTACATTAAAATATCTTTAACTATTTGGCCATTGTAGACGATTGAAGCTGGACGACCTCCAGGTGCAATTAAATGCTTTTCTGGATCAATTCCAACTTGACTCAACATCGTTGCGGCTAAATTTTCTACAGTGAATGGATTGTCCTCTACGTCCGATCCAGTAGCGTCGGACGATCCATAAACCATTCCTTGTTTAAATCCTCCGCCAGCGAAAACAACAGAAAATACTCTTGGCCAATGATCCCTGCCAGAATCTTTATTGATTTTGGGAGTGCGACCAAATTCAGAACTAATTAAAACAATTGTTGAATCCAGCATTCCTCTTTGCTCCAAGTCTTGAATTAAAGCTGCGTAAGCTTGATCGAATGGAGGAAGTTGTTTAGCGATTCCTCCTGCGATATTGGTGTGCATATCCCAGCCTCCATATGTCACAGAGACAAAACGAACTCCCGCTTCTACTAAACGACGGGCCATGAGAAGCCTTTGTCCCGCTTGATTCATTCCATAAAACTCTCTTGTTTTTGTAGTTTCTTTTTGCAAATTAAAAGATTCGCGAGCTTCTGGAGACGAAATCATTGCGTAAGCTTTTTGGTAAAATTCATCCATTGCAGCAACATCGTCGCTAGTTTCAATGTATTTAAAATGACTATCTACTGTTTCTAATATGCTTCTCCTTTTGGCAAATCTTTCTGCGGAAACATTGTCTGGCAAACTTAAATCTCTAACTTTAAATTTTTCTTCTGCGGGGTCCGAACCTAAACTGAAAGGACCAAATGATTGAGATAAATAACCTGTTCCAGCAGGATCATTTCCATTGTTTGCTATTTTTGTAGGAATAAAAACATAAGCAGGCAAATTGTTCCTATCTTTTAATTCGTGAGAAACAATAGAGCCAAAAGAAGGATATTGTAAGGCTGGAGATGGACGGTAGCCAGTAAACATACTGGTTGTGCCTCTTTCGTGCGCAGCCTCTCCGTGCGTCATTGAGCGAACTACGGTAAGTTTGTCTGCAATTTTAGCTGTCTTAGTCAAGTGTTCAGAAAAATGAACGCCAGGAATTGATGTTTTAATTGATTTTAATGAACCTCTGTATTCAGAAGGTGCATTTGGATGCGGATCAAAAGTTTCTTGTGCGGCAAAGCCCCCTGGCAAATAAATGTGAATAATCGATTGAGCTTTAGCAGAAACAGAAGATTGAGCTTGTAATTTTAAAATATCCCCCATTGAAAGTCCCAATCCACCTACAAAACCAGAATATAAAAAATCTCGCCTATTCATATTAAACTAATCCTATAGCTCCATTTTTGCTAACATCTGACCATTTAACTTCTTCAGAAGCATCGGACTTTTTGTCTTTTCTGGTTCTGAATTGTCGGTAACAAACTGCAGCTCTTTGTTTTTGATCTTTAAAATCTTTGTTCATGGTAGGATCGCCCATGCAATCTTGCATGAATGATTCCTCCTCTTGATTTTTTTGGGGGGTTGGAATAGGCATACTTTCATATTTACACTTGACCATGCCCAAAAAGTAGTGTATATATTATTTTTATGAAAACCTTGATCATTGATTCTCACAAGGGAGGCCCAAAGCTTTCAAATAATTTACATCTTTTAAACGCCAAAACAATTGCCGATTATTTAAACGCAGATTTAATTTGGTCCTATCCAAACGTAAATGATAATATTAAATCGGGCTACGATGCAATTATTTTTAATCATGCATCTCACTATTCTTTTGTAGATTACGCTTGGTTGGAAGCCAATCCCGAAGCGAAATTATTTTATATTACTAATGAGTATAATTTAGGAGAACCTCGCGCACTTTGGATGGCTGTAAAACGGGGGCGCAAATATGACGTAATTGCAAACCATTCTCATGAGCCGAGCAAAGTTGTAATGAAATATGTAAACAATTGGAACATTCTTAATTTAAATACGTTAATTTACGCGCCAGTAAACATTCCACTTTCCAGTAAAAATGATATCATATATTATGGCTCATTTAGAGCCGACAGGTCAAAGTACTTTGCTAAATATCTTAACAATGATGTTGTTGTTAGCACTCACCAGAAAAATCGTGAAAAATTTTTAAATGCGGGAGTAAAAACAGAAAAATTTATTGACCGCATTAAGTGGGATAAAGAAGGTTTAGCTCCATATCTTTGTTCACTTTATATTGAAGATGAAAAGACGCATACCTATTACAACCACCTCGCAAATAGATTTTATGAGTCTTTGAGTTATAATGTAGTGCCAATATTTTCCGAAGAGTGCTTGAATACTATTGAACTTTCAAAATATCCGATCACAACTGATTTTATTTTTTCAAATCCAGAACAAATGAAAAAGGTCTACGAAATGGTAAAAGATAATCAAAATCATTCAATGCAATTATTAAATAGTTGCAAATCAATGGCTCATGCTGAAAAAGCTGAAACTCTTCATAAATTTAAACAAATTATTTATGGACAGACAGCTTAGTTTAAGTCAAGAAGAAATAGATCTTATTAGAGAAGCTCTTTGGAATTACAAATTCGAAGTTAATAAATCTTCCGCAAGATTTCATTTTAGATATTTAGAAAATTCTGATAAAAACTTTAAAGATAAAGCGTCATTAATTTCAAATATCTTAGAAAAACTAAAAAAAGAATCGTAATTACCCATTTTAAGGTGTAATTATTGGTATGTACGAAATAGATGAAAATTATTTTTCAAAAATAGACTCTATAGATAAAGCATATTTTTTAGGCCTATTGTATGCAGACGGAAATGTTTATATTAAAAATTCAATAAATCATTTATCAATTGAACTTCTACTTGAAGATTTAAAAATAATAGATTTATTTAAAATTTGCCTAAAAACAAATAGACCTTTAAAATTTAGAAAATCAAAAATAGATAAAAATGGCTTTAAAATTAAAGAAAGATGCGGATTAAGTATTGTAAATAGAAAAATTTGCTCAGATTTAGTAAGCTTAGGATGTGTGCCACGAAAAACAAAAATCTTAAAATTTCCACAATTTATAAAAAATAATGATTCTTTATTAAAAGCTTTCATTAGAGGTTATTTTGATGGAGATGGATGTATTTCAATTTCAAAACAAAACAAAATAAAATCCTCAATCAGTTCAACAGAAGATTTTATACTTAATTTAAATGATATTTTTACGAATTTAGGATTAAATCCCAAAATTTATAAATCAAAAAAAATTAGCAATTTCTATGAAATATATTTTCATGGAATAGAAAGAAATATTAAAATGTACGATTATATATATGATGACTCGATTTATTTTTTAAATCGAAAAAAAGAAAAATTTGAGAACTTTTTATTTAGAAAGGTAGGATAGTCCCCTGGGCATGTTCGATACAGTTTTAGTAAAAAGAGAATTGATTGCTCCGTTGGTAGAGCAGGATGTTTTGCAAGCTTTAGAAAGAGATTTGTTTGAGGGTTTTCTTAATTTCCAAACAAAAGACCTTGAAAATGCTTTATTTACATATAAAATCGATGAAGATAAAAAATTAATGATTCAGCGGTATAATTGGGTGCAAGATCCAGATTCAAGATTCGGAATGAAAGCCGAAGATCAAGAATATGAATTGGATGCCCAAACAACTGAAATTAAATTTTATGATTGGCTTGGGCAAGTTGGAAACTATGATATTTTTATCACTTTCAAAGCGACTGTAGTCAGGGGACAAGTTGATGAAATTGCTGTACATGAAATTCAAAAAACTGAAATGGAAGTAATTCAAAAAAGAAATAAATATTATCAAGAAAGACGAAAAAATATCGAAGCAACTTTCGAATGGAAACTTTGGAAATTAATTCAAGATGCAGAATGGAAAATATTTAAATTATTTCGCCCTTTAAGAGAACGCTATAATAATTTTAAATCCTTTCTAAGAAAAAGGTATGAAGAAAGATACCCAGATGAAATGTTTGATAGTTGG